TCATGCTTCCCTCCTTTTCAGAATCGTCAGCGCTGGTGCGCGCGAGTCGGTTGCTGATACCTTGTTTGCCGCTGCAATGAGCTGATCCAGTTCCGCCGCCGAGTAGTGGCTGGTGATGCTTCCGTTCTTGTGGCCGAGCAGCGCTTTCCGATCTTCCTCAGTCACGCCAGCAGCACGTAGCCTTCTCCCAAAGGTGTGCTTCAAGTCGTGAATGCGGATCCTGGCAAAGCCATCATGTGCCGGCCGCAAGAATTTCTCCTGCCACTTCTTCGCCGCTCGAATACGTGCCTTCTTCCAGGCCGAATCGTTCATGCGATGCACCGTCGTTTCATTCCCCTCGCCATCAGGCTTGCCAAACGGAAATACATAAACCGGGTGCTGCCCTCGCTGCTGCTCGATGACCGACTTGGCAACGTCATTCAAAACAACCAGACGTTCGTCCCGGTTTTTCACGCCGGCTCGTGCACTGCGGCCACCAAACCCCGGTGGAATCAGAAACACGCTTGTGTTCAGCTCTGGTACCGCGATCTCCCAAGTCCACTCCAATTTGCAAACCTCCTGCTCCCGGCATCCAGTATTGACCTTGTAAAGGGCCATCTTCTGGAGGTGCGCCGGGAGTTCGGCGAACAGGATCGACTGCTCTTCCCACGAAAGCGGGTAGGGCTTCCGGCTATTCGTTTTCTCATCCAGTAGAGAGATCATCGGCACGACATCGAGCAATGGCCGCCGCTCCTCATCCCGCCACTTCCGCGCACAAAGGTTCAGCACTCGGATCACCCTTTGCAGCGCGATGTTCACCGTACGGTTTGTGACCGGCCTGCCCTCAGTCGGGTGAAGCTTTGACTTGATGTAGGGGGCGAGCGCGTCGTCGTCGATGTGTGTGAGTGGCATATCACCGATGAACGGGTCGAGCTGCTCCATATAAGTAGCCGAAATGTGAATTGAAGCCTGGTCCTTCACCTCTAGCAGGAAGCGTGTTGCCGCCTCCCGCCAGGTTCTCACTCGACGAACGCCGTAGACCTTCTGCTGGCGCAATTGCTCCAGCTTGTGGATCAGGTATTGCTCAGCTTCGGCGCGGTTACAAGTGCCAGTACTCTCTTGAATTCGTTCTCCTCTGTATTTTTTGTCGATCTTCCAGATGCCGTTCGGCATTTGCTGGAGGCCGGTGATAGCTTTTTGGGCCACGGCATTTCTCCTTGCTTCTTGCCCTGGCGCTCGCTGCGAGGGCGATTGTTGTCCTGATTGGCCGTCTTTTCAATCGACTTGCGAGCGACGTAGGCATCGGCCCATTCGTCAAGCTCATGCCGATCGAACGCGATTCCTTGCTTTCCAATTGGAAATTCGCGTATGTGCGGGCGTACCTCGGCATCAAACACCGAGCGGCACATGCCCAGGTATGCGGGTGCCTGTTTGGCCCGGATGAATCGGGGGAGGAGTGCGAGTTCGGCGCTCATGGCTGCGCTTCCTTGATCTCAGCAGCTTCTTTTTCCAAACGCTCAAGACGAGCGTCAAGGTTGAACAACAGATCGAAGTAGTCCTGTGGATTCAGGACCGGAATGGCGACGAACAGAATCCCGGCTTTCGCCATGGCGTCGGCCGCTTCAAGTGCTTTTCTAAGCTGTACTGGGCTGGCTCGGTTCATGCCTTCCTCCAGGTAGCAGCCGACACCCGCGCCCAACGCTCGGTCGTGACGATGATGAAGTTGCGGATGCCGGTCATAACCTTGTGCATCTCGCCGTCGAACTCGACGAACTGGCCGGTCTTGCGGTGTTCGGGCTGGCGGTCGATCACATCGAGGAGGCGGCCGACTCCGCCATCATCACGACGTTCGTGAATGTCATAGGTGGGCATTGCAATGCTCCATGCCGCGCGTGGCGGCAGAAGGTGGGGAGTGTTTATTCGTCTTCTTCGTCTTCGGGCCAGCCCTTCAGGTCGCGGGCCCAGGCCGTCCACTGCTGGCGATCCTGTTCACTCATGTCGTCCCAGCGCCCGGCGACCTCCGACGAAACTACTTCGCCAGCCTGGAGACGCACAGTCCCGCAGTTACTGCCAAGGTCTTCGTCCGCATAGCGAACAGTGATTTCGTCATCTGGATGGCGCTTTGAAAGCTCCATCAGGACCGGTAGAGGGCACGACCAAGCGGTGTCGAACGACAGCTCACCCGCTTCCAGGTCAATCACCTGGTCGTAAGCATTCCACTTTGTGCCCCAGACATCGCGGGCGAAGTCCAGCGAGTGGAAGTGCCCAGACGATCGCTTGTTGCGCAGCATCTGGATGAACTGCTCGAAGCATTCTTCGCTCAGTTGCAACACATTGGCGTCGGCGCGGTTACGCCGTTCAAGCCCTGCAATCAAAGGATGGCCGTTGAGCGGCTGAGCGGTGATGGCTTCCGCCGCGGTCTCGGCCTGCCCGCTGATGCCATCCCAGGGAAACTCCCCGCGAAATGGGAGGATGGTGTTGAAGTCGATCTTGCCGCTTTCGTTGATCAGCGACTTCAAAACGTGTGCTGACGCGCGCACCTTGTTGGTCACATGGTTTGGCATGGCAATAGAATTCCTCGCCCGCCGTTCACCGGCAGGCTGGTAGGTGGATGATGGGAATCAGATGAGGGGTGTGAGGCAGGTAGAGCGGCTGAGCTATGGTTTATTCGTTCGTCTCGCCAGTTGCGTAACTCGCAGCTCCCCTTCCTGAAGTGACTGGTGGGGCGAACCCATAGGGTCGAGGCCCCTTGTAGCAGTACACGTAGGCGAACCAGGCGAGTGCGATCATGGCGCCACCCCGCCGGCAGGCAACAACTCGCCAGCCAATTCCGCAGCCAGACCAACAGGCCACCAGTACCGCGCTCGCTGGTATTCCGGATACGCCTCCTCACGAATCACCAGCCCTTTCCGCCGTAGCGCCTTGAAGATGCTTAGCACGGAGGGAGCGGCGACGCCGAGGCGGTGGCCAACCTGATAGGTCAGACCGCCCATGCCGAACACGCACGCTTGGTCGCCCCTGGCCAGCTTCTCGCAGTCGGTCTGGTGCAAGTGCGGTTGGGTGTCGCGATAGCGATTAGCGTTGTCCCGGCCGATCTTGCGCAGTTCGTCGAGGACATTCTGCTGTTTTGCTGTCAGCTTCATGAGGTCACCGCTGCGACAGAGAAGTATAGGACGCCCCAAAAGCAGGCGGTTACAGCCATTGCTTTCAGGATCATCAGTAGTCCCCCCAGCTCAGGCCCTGAATGTATTCACTCGGAATTGTCACGGCCCCGACGGGGATCGTGCTTTCAACTTCGAGGTTGCCGAAATACCCAATGGCCGCCAGGGCTCGCTCCATCGACAATTGCGCATGTCGCAGTTGCCAAGATTTGCGGGCCTTGTACGAGCGCAGCGCCAGTGCCTTGTCGGTGTAGGCGAAGCGCCGGCCCCAAGTGCCGCCTTCTTTCAGGACGCGCTTGCGACGCTTCTTCACTGCTTCGTCGGTCCAGCTGTATTGCGGGCCGTTGACCAGGTCGCAGGTATGCTTGTCGCCGATGTAATAGCACTGCGCTGTTTCGCCGATCACCTGGTAGGTGATGCAGTGCACCTCAAGACCTTCTGGCCCGATGGTGTCGATATAGCGGTAGTGTTCTGGCCAAGCCGGTTTCTTTTTTTCAGGCATGACTTCGTCCTTGCCGCTATAGCGGCTGACTTTGAAGGGGGAGGGAGTTAGTTGGCGTTGTGAAAGAAGCAGCCCGCGGCGGCGACTGTGACAATCGCCAGCGCAAGCCAATATGCGAGGAATGTCACGAGCATGCTTGAGCCCTCGAAGCGCGAATCCATGTCTGGAATGTCTGCCGGCAAAACCCGATGTGCGCCTCGATGTCGTCCCACTTCTTGCCCTTGGCTCGCATATCCAACGCCATGTTCAGGTACTCGTCCGTGCACTCACGCGACCGGCCCTTGTTGCCGAGGACGATCCCAGCGTTATTGAGGTAGCGAACGACGGAGGCGTAGGAGCAGCCGGCCGCATCCATAATCTGGTCTACGGAGTGGCCTGCCGCGTGCATCGTGAAAATCAGCCCGATCGATTCAGGCGATAGTTTGGCTGTCATGATCATTCCTCCGCGCATGTTCCCGTTGCCGGGCCTTGCTGCATTTGTTGTGATTGCCTTGGCTACGCGGCCGACCGCAGATGCTGCAGCCGAAGTGGAGCTCCATGTAGCCCGCGTTGAGTTTTCCTTTGGATGACATGGGGCCTCCCGGGTTTAGGTGAGGTGGAAGTGGTTCAGGATTTTTCGAATTCGCGAGCGCGCGGCGGGAAGTCCAAGCGCTGCCGTATTCCCAGCATCAACGTGCTGACCTTTGACCCTTTGCTGAAGATCGTGCCGGGCGGGAGCTTCACGTCGCAGGGCAACGTCTGGTCATCGCGAGCAAGCGACTCTTCAACATGCCGCGCCATCTCTGACCAGACGTGAATCTCGAGTCGAACTTCCGCTCGCACGGCCTCTATGATCCACATCGGAAGAGTGATCAGGCGCTCGTCGCGAGAGGCTGATAGTTTTTCTGAGGGCATGGTTGATCCTCGCCTGCTGGCGTGATTCGTTGAAGTGGGGTATTTGTGGTGCTTGGCTGTTTTACTTGCTTGCGGAATTTCTCCACGGGCAAAACAGGGTGGAGTTGTTCGATGGTCAATAAATTTGAAGGGGTGTCATTTGAACACAACGGCATCGGTATGAACGTGCCGAATGATGCTTCATTTCACATGAAGGATGTGCACTTCAAAAACAACAATGTTGGTTTTCAAATGTATGACGTGAGTAGCCAGCAAGGACGCCTTGGTCTCCCGCTCGACACTCCAAACGAGGTACTCCTTGAGGTACTCGCTCTGTTGAAGGAACGCTCAGCTGACAAGGATCTCAATCCAGTAGAGACCCTGAAAGAATCGAAATTGTGGACCTATATTCAACGAGCAAGCGACGGGGCGGCAGTTATTCAAAAGATCATTGAAATTTATCAGACTCCGGCGATCACGCTCATGATTGCCTCTTTGACAGCGGCAATGAGGTAAGAGCGGTTCAGGCGAAAATATCGATCTGTGCAGCCAGGCACTCACTTTCACCGTGTGGCAGGAGCGCGAGCTCTTGCCGCGCCGCTTCAACTTCGCCGGTGTGCCGGCCTCGATCGGTGTCGATGCTCACCGTCGATCCATCCGGCCGGCGTATCGTCCTGGCACCGCGCGCGCCGCGCTCGACGGTGTACCCAAGGCGCTCCCATAGCCCGTTCGGGCTTTCGAATTGAGCTTTCATACATCTCCTTTTTTCTTCGGGTAGGTCTTGGTCAGTGCGCCATTGACGCAGTGACCGCGCTGCATCACGACGCGAGCCAGCTTCTCGCGGTCTTTTCCGCTGTGGCTGGCCTGGCTGAGCAGGCCGAAATAGCTGTTGGCGGTTTCGCGAAGATCTTCGGCCGGCGCGGCGGCGGTCCGTTTAAGGGCCTGAGCCAGTGAGCGTTTGCGGGTTGATCGCCGCCACGGCTTGATGACGTGGCCGACGAAGTCGACGCCCCGATCCACCGGTTGAAGGATGGTTTTTGTCGGGTTCAACTTGGCGGCGAGGGTAGGCAAGAATGCTTCAACCTCTGCCTTCCAGGCGTTCAGCTGCTGCGGCGACTCATGCAGAAACACGAAGTCATCGACGTAGCGGACGTAATGCTTGGCGCCGAGCTTGTGCTTGGCGAACTGATCCAGCGCGTCGAGGTAGATGTTGGCGAAGAATTGCGAAGAGAGGTTGCCGATTGGCAGTCCAAGGTGTGCCGGCTGCGCGGTGAGGCGCTTGTGCTGCGGTACCCGGTTGAACAGATGCGCCGGGCTGCGCACCTCGTAGTCTTCGCGCGGATCGTGCATCAGGATCTGTTCTGCGAGAGCCAACCACCAAGGTTCTGTGATCTTGGCGGCCAGTTGCCGGCGTAGCACCTGTTTGTCGATCGCGACGAAGAAGTTCGACAGGTCGCACTTCAGGTAGAAGATCGGCTTCGACCAGTTCTGACTGGCGCTGCGGATCTTCGCCTCAAGCCGCTTCGCGGCGTACAACGTGCCGCGGCCCGGGATGCAGGCGCAACTGTCTGCTATGAAGCTGGCATAGAAGCGCGGTGCCACACGGTTGTACAGCAAGTGGTGGACGACGCGGTCCCGGAAGGCTGCAGCCCAAACCTCGCGGGCTTTCGGCCGGGTGACCACGAAGCATATCGAGCGGCCCGGCCGGTAAGTGCCGGCGAGCAGGTCGTCGTGTAGACCGATCAGGTTGCGCTCGAGGTCCATTTCGAAAGCCAATGCACTGGCGCTGTTGCGCTTCGTGCGGCGGCAATCGTAATAGGCCTGAACCAACTCGCTGAACGGGTAGGGACCAACATTCGAATCTGCGGACGGGGCGGACGCGGAGCTCGTTGTTCTTGTCGTTGTTGTTCTGATTGCCATCATCGAAGTTCATGTTGAATGCGTTGTTGGCGGAGCGCTGCGACCTGTCGTGCTATCTACGTCGCCACGCCGAAGGCAAAGCCGATCAGCGAGGAAACTGCGCGAGACCTGCACGGACGCTTTAGACCGTCGGTATCTCTGATGCGCATGGCGGTGACCCAGAGGTCAGCGGCACGACCAGATTCAATTCGCACAGACCTGAAAGCCATGACTCTCAGGTAGCGGGCGCGGTTGGGGTGGAGCGTTTCCAGGCATTGGCCTGCTTTCCGATTGAGGTCGTGACCTCAATTGCGGTGGCGTGCTGCCCGACGCTGATGAACCGGCTCTCTTTGAAAAGCCGCATCAGGAACTCGATGACCTGGACCTTCTCGACCAGCAAGGTCAGATGTGGACTCTTGTCCCGAGTCGAGTTGGCCCGGGCAATCAACATCAGCACGTCGATGCACTCATCGATAACGCGCTTACCGAGAGACTGCTTGAGATCTCGGGGTATGTTGCGAGTGAGGTTCGTGGCCATCAACAGCAGGCCGAGCGAAGCCTTGTAGATGCTCAAATCCGTGTGCATACCCATGATGGGTGCTCTCCAAGAGCAACCGGCCGCAGGCGGCCGGATTAAATAAGCGAATTAATCAATAAGTTCGCTGCGGACGGGGCGGACGCGGAGCTCGTAGCTCTTGCCGAAGCTGCCCTGAGTGCCACCCTCGAAGTGCAAGCTGAACGCGTAGTAGGCGGAGCGCTGCGAACTCGACCAGTACCAGGTGTCGCGAAAGGCTTCAGCGCCTCCCGCTTGAAAGGCTGTCAACGTGGTCTGAGCCGGCGATTCCTCGCTATACAGCAGGCCTACCGGATCGCTGTTCGGGTTGTCACCATCGCGTCGACCCGCCCAGTTCTCTTCGGTGGTCGGCTTGAAGTGGCGATACTGCAGCTCCTGCACATCGCGCGCCGGGATCGCCCAGTCAGTGAAGCCGCCGATATCGAGAGCCAGCACCTTCTGCGCCAGCTCGCTACCAGCGGCCGCCATCGCTACGGTGTTGGCCAGGCTGTTGGTGAAACTGTCGGCGCCTTCGATCTTTTCGCCGTATTCGCCCCAGGCACCAACCAGTTCATGCGCCGCGCCGGCGGTGATGTTTAGGTAACGCTTGCCGGTGTCGGGATCGCGGGTGATACCGCTGAAGAAGCCGCCGCCGAATGGCTGGCCGATTTCCGGAATGTTCACTGCTGGTACTGCTTTAGCTGCTGCGGTCATGGGTCTTTCCTCTTTTCGAAGGCAACAAAAAAGGCGCTGCTGCGCCCGGTGCCGGATCAAGAACGAATGAATGAAGGATTAAATAAAGAATCTGCGGACGGGGCGGACGCGGAGCTCGGTGACCTTGACGAAGCTGAGCTGAAAGCCATCATCGAAGAACATGACGAATGCGTTGTTGGCGGAGCGATGCGTTGACGACCAGTACCAGGTGTCTTTTGCGAACAAGTCAGGCACATTCACCCAGCAGTGATACAGCTCGGCGCAGGCCGGAAGGTAGAAGTCCGAGTGGCCGTCAGCCTGATAGGCGAAAGCTGCTTTGGCCGCCGGGTGGTCTTCACTCTCGCCGGAGAGGATTGCCGTATTGGCGCGGCCATCGGTCTTGCTGGTGGCTGCTGATTCTTTGCCGCGACCTCCCCATTCGAAGTCACCGATATCTTCCTTGGCGATGATCAGGTAGTGCGCCGGGATGCCTCCATGCTCGGCTGCCAGTCCACCATTGAGACCACCTTGACCTGGCCAGTATTCGCCGAGGGCTGGAATAGGGCCTGAAGCGGCAGGTTGAACATTTGCTGCCGGCGGAAGCACCTGAGCGAAAATGCTCGCCATGGCCAGCTTCGCCAACGACGACGCTGGCATCTTGATCGTGGCATCGCCGTGCTTCAGGGTGATCATTTCAGCTTTCATTGGGATGCTTCCTTGTTCTTTGGAAAGAAAGCGGGGCGGACGCCGCCGCGAGCAGTTTTGGGATAGTCGATTCCGAACTTTTCGAGCAGGCGACTGAACGCCCGATAGTTGACCCCGAGTTTTTCGGTCGCTTGATTGCGGGTCAGGCCGAGCTCTTTAAACGCCTTGATCCGCTCGGCGTTCTTCGCTTCCTTGGCCTCGTCAGGAATCCAAGGCCGTAGATTTGAGGTAGGGACATAGCTGGATTTCTTGAAGGAGAATCCATTTTCCTTGGCGATGGAGTGGAGCTTGCGCCGATCCAATCCGGTGTGAGCCATGGCTTCGCCCTGGGTCATGTCCACTGCGAGTTTCCGGATCCGCTCGATCAGCTCGGCTTTATCCTTGGCCCTCTGCGCTACCCGCTCTTCGCGCTCGATATCTCGCAGGGTGATTTTGTCGATAAAGGGTGTTTCTGCGACCGCCTGTTTCGCCGGCTTCGCAACCTTCTTGCGCGGCGGCGGCTCATGCCGGATCGGCGGTGGGACGAAGCTCGGCCCCTGCAACACCTCAATAGTCCCTCCTTTATTCAAGAAGGCATCCTGAAGCAGGGCCAGTTCGTGGCGTTGAGGGTCGAGCATTTGGATTGCGCTGAGTTCTGCGCTGACGTAGTTCATGCTGCTTTACTCCGCAGTTTCGCCTCGTACCCGTCGACCAGGAGCTTGAATTGCCACAGGTCTTCCTCAAGCTTTTCGATGTAGTCGTCATCGCGCTTGAACTCCTGAAGCCAAAGCTGGCGGCCGACGGGCTTGAGCAGGGGGCAGTACATCCCGATATGCCACCACTTACGGCCGGTGATCCACATACAACCCTGCACCTGGTCGATAACGTCGCTCGCGTCGTTGTCGATGTGAAAGGCGCGGAGCTTGTCAGGCGCGAGGAAGCACTTGTACTCGCTGCCACCGTCGTCGCCGATGAAGCCGTCAGCGCTGGCTCCGAAAGCCTCGTCATCAGTTTTAACGAGGCCAACCTGAGTGACGATCAAACCGGTCTGGATTTCATGCTCCATCCGCGCCTCAGGTTCGAGTTCGTGCCCACGGCGCATTTGCCATGTCTCGAATCCGCCGTCGAGCGGCGCGCCACCGATCCGCTCTACGGCCAACTCGAATGCGTAGGAGAGGGCGGCATTTGATGGCTCGCCAACCGTTTCGCCGTCCAGGGCGCGCTGCACTACTTCGGCCTTTGGCCCTGCTTTGTAGCCAGCCAGGTCCCGGGCGCGGGCTTCGCTGTGCCCGGCCAGAATCGCGTCGACGTAGGTTCGTTGCTGGGCAGTGAGTCCATTCACCTTCGAGCGGGCGGTGCTGAACATGCTAGCGGTGATAACGCCGGCGCGGCCTTGCAGCCACTCAGGTGAACCCTGGGTGCAATTAACAATGATCATTGAGGCGCCTCCAGCTTGGCTTTGTGAACGGTGACGGCGGTCTTCACTGTGGAATACCCATTGGTGTCACCTGATGCTTGAAGGACTTTCAGGCCCGCCTGCCAGACGTCCTTCAATTCATCCGGCGTAGTGGTCTGCCCGACACGTTCAAGAATGTCCGCGACGACCTGGGCGCGCATGTCATCCGTATCGGATCCATCGGCCGACTGTCCGTCATCGTCGCGGGTTTCGCCCGTGGTGATGTTCAGCAGCGCGCTCATGACGTAGCGCTTTCCGTAAGTAGTGGACGATCCGACTGCCTGAACGTCGTTTCGGCCTTTACCGACATCGACCGGCAGGCTCATAGTGGTCTGTTCACGATGTCCCCCGCGATGCATCAGGATCCCGGTGACCTTGATCACCTTGTCCTCGGTTTCGACCTTGAAGGTGATGGCGAAGCCATGTTGCTGCATGATTGGCTTCAAGGTTTGGGTGATGTGATCCAGCGTCGCGTATGAGTTGCCCGTGTGCAGGTTCACAGCGCCCTCGAACACCGTGGGGATGCTGCACTGCATTTCGGCCATGGCCGCGTTGAACTCCTGCTCGGAGGTTTTTGCCTGCATGCGCTCATGCATGGCGAGCAGTCGCTCCATCTTTTCGATATCGCAGGTCGGATCGGCGGCAGCTCGGCTGATGACAGCCATGATGCTGTTGTCGGTGGATATCGGCGCCACAGCTTGGCGGCGCTGCTCCGGCATGATGAGTTCGCCCATGATGAGCCTCAGAAGTTGATTGTGATATTGGGGACTTCGCGGCGTGCGATCTTCAGAACGATGGCCTTTGCCAGTTCCTCGGTGATGTTCATCGACATCAGCGCCTCTTTGGCAGCGCTCATGATCTTGATCTGGTGCGCCTTGTCAGCTTCACGTGCCGCTTGCTGGCGAGCAGCCTCATCAGCCTCAGACTGTTGTCGAGCAACTTCGGCCAGTCGGGCACGCTCAGCTGCTTCAGCTTGGCGGCGCTCAGAATCGATCCGCTCTTGCTCGGCACGCTGTTCGGCCGCCAACAGGTCTGCTTTGGCCTGAGCAGCTGCTCGCTCGGATTGCTCGGCCTGCAGCTTCAGTTCCAGCTCGCGGCGGTCGGCGGCGGCCTTGGCCTCGGCTTCACGCTTGGTCGCAGCATCGCGTTCAGCTTGTGCGCGCTCCTCAGCCTCGCGGCGGGTGCGCTCTTCGGCTTCCCGTGCAATCTCTGCTTCACGATCGCGCTGGGCCTGTGCTTCAGCCTCGGCGCGTAAGCGGACCAGTTCGGCCTGCTCGGCTTCGTATTGGGTTCGCTCAGCCAGCATGGCGCGCAGCTTGGTCAGGGCCTGATCTTTCGCCTGGGCGGCGTCGGACAGAAATTCTTCCCATGCGTCGTCGAGTGCAATAGCCTCGAGGTCGGCAATGACGCGGGCGACTTCGGAAGCCGGAGGCGTTGTGCTGAAGAGAGCCATATCCTTGATCCGCTGGATGCCGTCGTTGTGCTTGTCGACGCGCGCATCCTCGGCTGCTTGCCAGTCATCCAGTGGTTTGCGGACTTCCTTCTGCCAGGACTCCAGAATGTCCCAGACACGTTTGCGTTCGGCGTCGATCTTCTTCGGGATCTCCTTTTGCTGAGCAGAAATCTCCTTACCGACGGCCTCCAGTGCGTTTTTAGACTTGGCGATCTGGTGTGCCATTGAGGCGTAGGCTTCACGGCCTTTCCGCGTTTTAAGGTCTGGGAGTATCTTTTGGAACTCATCCACCTTCACGCGCACCTGTTGCAACCAAGGCTCAAGTCCGTTTGCGGCGCTGAAGACGGCCAACGCCGTTTCCTTTGGCGGAACGACGGCAAGTTGAGTTTCTGCGGACATGGGGGGATTCCTTCCGCCATGCAGGCGGCTCGGTAATGAATAGGGGAAATGCCAGGTCACGCCCGGGCTGGGTAGACCTGCCGGCTTCTCAAGTTGGCGACAGAAGCAAGCAGGTTGAGAGCAGCCCTAGGCGCCCTGACTGCACGGTGATGGTTGCGCGCTCTTACCGGCTTACGCTCCCTTTCGGGTGCAGATATCCCTTGCGGGCCTGCTGCGCTCAGGATGCGATGATTCAGGAGGTGATGCGGTCGGCGAGGGCGCCAAGCAGCATGACGAAGGTGGTTCCGAAGAGGACGACGGCTGAGCCGCGCCAGATGACAATGCGTTTGGCTCGCTGGTAGGAAGTCATGACACGGGCCTCAAGTGCTGTAAAACCAACTCATGGAGCGCTTTTCCGTTTCGGCTGACGCGCTCGCCGCGAAGTTGCCACTTCTTTGTGCTGGGCCAGCAGTCAATGATTCGGCCATCAGGCAGAGTCAGCACGACGTGAAATCCGTTGTTGTGCTTCTTGTGGGCAATTCCGGTGCGGGTCAGCCACCCATCAAAGCGCTGCATAGCCTCAGCCTTCATGCGCTTTTTATGGCCCTCATCGTTGGGCTGGCTTCCTTCACCACCACAGTTCCGACAGCAGCGCGGATATCCAACATCATCCCCGATGAACTGGCAGCAACTGAGGCAGTGACTGCCATCTTCCACGTTGTCTTCGTAGAAGCTCATCGCGACACCGTCATCGGAGGGCTGATCTGCTCGCGCTGAACCTCGCGCACCTGGTCATACATGCCCCAGCAGAAAACAGTGAGCACGGTGAGAATCCAGAAGAGAGGCTTCATGAAATCCTCGCAACCAGCATGCCGCGCCGGGTCTGAATTTTTATGCGCTGTGGCAAATCAGCGACCAGAAAAAAGCCCTGACGATTCAGGGCTTCGGCCATTGCTTTGGCGTTTCTCGCGATGATGGTCATGCGGCGACTCCCTTCAAATCGCTGATGCGCTTGGCGCGCTTCTCGTCGAGTTCGTTGCGGTATCGGTTGGCTGCGGCCGGTTCGATCAGCTCGCAGAACTCGGCGAGCTCAATCATGCCCATGACGAACGTGTGATCCGGTACCGGTGAGTGCGTTACGCCGATCTTGGCGACCTCGTACTCAATGGCGGAGATTGCTCTATTCACGCTCATCAGTCGGAATCCTCGGCCAGGGCGATCAGCGCGTCATCGGCCAGCGGCTCGAGCAGCATTTCCGCGATCTCGCCAAGTTTGCCCAGCGGGTGATAGCTGTTGCCGAGCAATTCCGCGACGGCGGTCTTGTCGGCACTGCCGATCGCCGCCGTGATCAATAGCCAGCCGAGTGCAGGGGTGTGAACTTCACTGTCGGCCAAGCGATTGTTCACGTATTCATCCACCGCCAGGGCGAACTCTTCAGCGGACACGCCTTGCGGCTTGCGCATGCGGCGTTGGAACGACACGCTGCCGCCACGCAACAACTCTTCGGCTGCGCTATAGAGCCAATCAGCCCGGGCGACGTCCTGCGGGTCGTCGCTCACTGGAGGCGGTGCGCGGCGTTCGAGTTTCAACTGAGCAAGCTGTAGGGGGTTCATGGTCGCCTCCGGAGGCGAGGTGGCGTAGGCGAGGGCCGCCCATCCGTTTTAAACATATTGACCGCGGCCTATTCGGCGCGATCCATTGGCATGGTCAGACGTCGTCGGCCAGATAATCGGAATGCTCATTGATGAGCCATTCCTCCATCGTTGCGACTTCGGATTCGGTCATGTGGCTGATGTCCTCTTCCGCTTCCCACTCGATTTCGCAACTTCCGTAATACTCATCAGGATCGGAGGCAGCCGGGCTGAACGTCCCTTTGGAGCCAGAGAATGAAACCACGGTTAAATTCACGACGAAGTCTTCGCCGTCCTTCACCGTCCAATAGTCGTAGGTCCTTGCCATCTCAATCTCCAATCAGGCTATGTACCCGCCTGGCATAGTGACAACGACCTTCTTGGCGACAGGGTCGTGCATACGGCCTTTGGCGCAGTCGTGAACGTCGGGGCGGGGCTTGCGTGGTGAGGGGTGTGTGCGTTTCATGGCTGGCTCCTGGCTGCGAGCATGGCGTCGGCCAGCGCGTAAGAAATGCGCGCTATCTTTTGTGCTACAGATTCTTCGCCGCGAGGGTCGACGTAATCTGGAATGAGGTAGCCGCTGTCAGCGCTCGTCGCGGTCGCTTGTGCCTGCGCAAAGCCGGCGGCGAAGTAATCACGAAGACTCATGCCAAGCACCGCGCCGAATTGGTTGCTGTCGAGCGGGAACGCCGGACCGCTTTCATCTATTTTGCTCATCACGCTCACCTCCAATCGTCCAATAAAAAGCCCGGCGCGAACCGGGCTTTACCTTCCCTACATGACTACCGGGCGCATGGGGCGTCGGATAGTTGGCTGGCTGTTACATGGCTGCAAATCCTCCGCGTTGGGTTGGGCAATTTGGGTACAGATGCCCGGTGCTGATCTCCGGGTTGAGAGTCATGCCGCGGTCAGCGCCTTTCGGCTACCGCAATGCCAGTTATTACGAGCCGGTACCGCGCGGGCATAAAATAGTACTTAGCCGGTCAGCGTTCACTCTCGGAACTGTTAGTTTTCAAACCTGCCCATCAGCCTGGGCGTGCATCTGCATCGGGGTGTGATCTTGTGGTCAATCGCCATCTCGGGGTATCCAAGGCTGCTATCCACGACATCCTTGGCAGCCGGAGTTCGCACCGGCCCGCTCATTTGCGTTTTATCTGCTGAGCTGCGCTACCAGCTCATGTCGCCCGAAGGCCGCGCCCACTGGATTGAAGATCACACTCCGATGCATTCTCCATCACCATGGAGATATCGGGCCGTTTGCGTCCGGCGGACGTGTACGGAGACTTTCGAATGCCTCCCGGGGTGTGAGAGGCATTTGTAAAGCCAGATGGCCAGCCTGAAACAGCAGGAAGCCATCTGTGATCCGTGTCGCTTTGGTTGGGCCTGCCAGTCGCCTGGCTGATGCGCGGTCACATCGTCGGCCCTGCTTTCCGCTGCCTGTCATGGTGTTGGGCGCGGCCTTCAGGCTTGCTGCGCCACTCGGGGTTTATTGGCGGGGAAGGGCTGCCAGAACAGTTCCGACCCCGATGGATGTTCGCCAGTGCTCACGCACTTCTTGCAATGGATCGGTTGGCAAGCCGGCAGAGATAGGCGGTTCTGGCCGCACATGACTCAGCGCTGCGCCGATCAGGATGATTTGGAGCATGTCGTTCTCCGTTTGGGTGGGCGATGCAGAAGGCCGGACGCTACCCCGGCTTTGGAACGTGCATGATCTGTGTAATGGCCGCAGCGCGTTCGGTATCGCCCGATTGCTCGGCAAGGCTGCTGTACGTCCGAATCCAGGGGCCTGTTTCCACCAATACAAGAAGGTGTGCACTTACCCACCTTGGTTCCAATCCCCAAGGAGCGATCCCCATCGAGTCATGCCGTGAATAGCGTGTCTGCGCGACTGAGTATCCAGTCTCCCTTTCCACGCTGCTTCTGCATCCGTCTGCTCACTCACTGAATGAGCAGAGGTGATGCTCAAGCAGCCAACGCTTTGAGCTTTTGGCGGCAATCGCGCAGCTCAGCCATGCAGCGCAGGCCGTCGGCGCGATCACCGCGGCGTAATGCTTCAAGCGCCCAGTGCTTCCAGTCAGCGATGAAGCCTTCGAGGTCGGCAATCAGTGCTGCTTTGGTGCTGACGAACTGACCCTTGTCGTTACGAATAGCCATGGTGAATCCCTCCGTTCGATTTTCCAGATGACCCTGTTGCCAAGGTCATCGAGGAAATCTGTTTGTCTCCACCACGCGCATCGCCCGATTCATATCTCTGGCCGGCGTCACACATTTCGTGGACGGTGTTCTTCGCCGGCTGGCTTGCGTGGTTTCGCGTACTCACATCTGGTGAGCACGGCCAGTTCCAGAGCTGGCATGGCATCGACTATTTGTTGCTCGCACTTACCGGCTGAAACCCGGGGTAGTCGATGGCGAGGATCCCTAACTGTTAAAGAGCGGTCGGTCCCTTTCAGGCCCTGGCTGATTTGCTCTTGTGTTCCAAGTGCAAGTTCGCTTGCATTTATAAAAGCATGCTGGTGCTTTGAATGCAAGCACGCTTGTATATATTTTTTGTACTGTATGGATATACAGCATGAAAAGGAGGGCGTCATGGCAAAGCAGAAGGGCAAGGCAGAACTCGCAAAGCGTCAGGAAATGACGGGGCTAGAGCGGCTTGGATTGAGGGTTTCCTCGATGATCAATTACCCGACATCGCAGCTGAATCGGACCGTGACGATTCATAGGCTGGATACGGATGGCGATCAGGAGTGGGAGGAGGTGATGGGGCTACTGTCCGAGACGGACGATCTGGAAATGACGTTCAACGACGATGAGTCGGTGACGCTGCAGTGGGAAGCGCGATCAGACGAAGATCGGGTGCTTGAAGTGGCTGACCTGGGCGAGGTGGAGGATCCAGCACCTTTCTGAAGAGCATAAAAAGCCCGGCACATGGCCGGGCTTCAATAAATCGAGAAAACAATTTTTCGCATCAGACCTTCTGCGCGTTCCAGACCAGCAGAACCTTCGCATGAATGGTTACGTCATCGATCCGCGCTGTTTGATTTTCGTAGTGTTTGTTGTCCGAGATCATCCGCAAATGTTCCTCGTCAACCTGTTGCAGTCGCTTGATGTAGAGGAGGCCGTGCCAGGTGAGAACGTAGACACCATCACCAATGAACTCATTTACTCCACGATCAACGATCACTGGATCCTTGTCATTGATCGTGCCTTCCATGCTCTGACCCCAACCGGTAATCATCGCAAGCGCGGCAGCAGAGGTGTACGTCACGCCTTTCTCGCGCAAGACGTCCTCACGAACGATCAGATTGCGGATCGCTTCGTTGTAGTCGGCCGGAACCTGGCCGTGTCCCATTGCTGCGCGCACATCGTATTGCGGAATCAGGATCTCGTCCGGCCTTGCCTTCAATCCTGAGAAGTCGGCCTCGATGACGTTTCCACCCGATTCGCTCGCAACTGCCAGCGCGGCAGCAGCGAGTTTCTCCTGGGCGGCAGAATCGAGGCTTTTGCCGGCGTGCTTGCGGATCATTTCGAGCATCTTTTGTGCAGCGCCAGTCCCTACAACCGCAGCATCCGGGCTTTCTGGTGGCGCACCTTTCCTGCTCGGCGGCTCTCCCTTCCCGGATAGCAACCAATCGACGGTGGTGTCGTAACCCTCGGCTATCGCGATCAGGTTCTCGTTCTTGATGTTCTCAGTATCCCCAGCAAACCACTGGCGAACAGCTTCGTAGCTGACCCCGCAGGTGTTTGCCAAGTCACGCTTAAACCCGCGCACGCCGATCTCCGGCTTCCTCGCGAGCACAAGTTTTGTAATTCGATCAGTCGTTTTCATAGACGCAATTTACAAGAGTGCTTGTCAAGCATGCTTGCCTTGCAAACACAAGCATGCTTGAATATGAATAAGCAAAGGAGGTCGGCATGACCAAAACACAAGCGATCAAGCATTTCGGCTCTGTATCGGCACTAGCGAAGGCGCTCAGCGTGACCTACGAGGCCGTTCGCCAATGGGAAGGCGTGCCGGAACTACGCCAGTACCAAATTGAGCGAATCACCCAGGGCGCGTTGAAAGCTGAACAGAAAACCCAGGCTGCGTAGCCGTGCCGACAGCCCACAAACGAACCGAACACTTACGCCGCTGAAACCAATTTCAACCACGCAAGGAATCAATAAATGGCCTACGACGACACACGCCACCTAAAGGATCGGGAGATCAAATCCCGCTATGACGACGAAACCTATGAAGCGCTGAAAGCAGTAGCGCGCCTCCACAAGCTTCAGCTCGCCGTATTCGTTCGCATGTGCGTTGAGGAAAAGCTGGAAAGCATCGTTGAGACAGATGCTACCGGTAAACACATGTCGGCCTGAAGGGCCTGAAGGAGGCTATGTGCCTGAAACCACGATCTGCCATGGGATCGATGGGCGCCTCTACGAAAAGCTTGAACGGTTGGCGAAAGAAGCGGGCATGACGCCCGATGAGTACGCCGCAAAGCTTGGAGCAGAACGCTTTTTCGAGAAGACCAGGCCAAAGGGAGCAGGAAAGCTTCGAAACCTGCCAACACCCCGGCGCAACCATCCGCCGGACTTAAAAGGGCCTGAAAAAGGAGGGGCTGATGAAGACCCCGAATAGATACACCCAAACAGCAGGCGAAAAAAAACCACCCGGCCAGGTGGTTTCTTACGTTGCGCACTGCAAAACGTTCTGGAGCGAATCATGAATGACACCGAAAGAAGCGTCAAGGGGGTCATGTGATGGCCCGCATTCGAACTGTCAAACCGGAGTTCTGGTCGAGCGAGCAGGTGATGTCCTGCCGACCGCTTGCTCGTCTTCTGTTCATTGGTCTTTGGAACTTCTGTGATGACGGCGGAAATCATCCGCTTTCGCCCCGGACCATTAAGGCCCTCGTCTTCCCTGGCGACGACATCACCACTGATGAAGTTAGCGAACTGTTGGGCGAGCTGGAAGGTTCGAACCTGACCCAAAGCTACAGCGTCGCTGGGAAAATCTACATTCATGTTCTCGGCTGGAAGCATCAGAAAATCGAGAAGAAGAACTTCAAATATCCACCTTTTCCCACTGAATTCGACGACCAGTCTGAGAGCGGTCGTCGACAATTCGCCGAGGAGTCGTCGACTGGTCGTCGACCGCTCGGCCCCGGAAGGGAAGGGAAGGGAATAGGAGAAGATCAACACAACTCTCATGGCGCGGGCGAATTCGATTTTCCTGAATCGGAGCAACCTGTCGACCCAAAGACCCCATGCGAGATGACCCTTGAGTGGAAGCCTGACGAGAAGCTGCTGAAGGCTTACGCATTGCGCATGGCAATTCCAGTTCACGCTTTCACGGACGAAGCGACAGCCTCATTCGTTTGCCACTACTCGGCATCGGGGCGGTTCGAGACCCAGGTGTCTTGGGTGAGCCTGCTGGTGAAGTGGGTGAAGCGCGACTTCGCATCAGCCAGCAATGTTCGCCAATTCCCTGTCCGCCGCCAGACCAGCGAACCGGACTTCGACAGCAGTGCCTGGGCTGAAGGCCTTGTGGTGAGCCCATGAAGCCAGCCAACCAACTAATGGCGACCATGGGCAACCTGCCGGCCGTAGATCGTCCTGATCCGCTGCCAGTGACGCCACAGACCGCCGAGGTAGTGAACGATCTGTTCCGCCGCCTGCGAGGGATATTCCCTGCATGGCGCCAAGCCTGGCCGTCGACGGAAGCGCTGGACGCTGCCAAAGCCGAATGGATCAAAGAGTTCGCCGCCGTTGGCATCCGCACCCTGGAGCAGATCGAGTTCGGCATTCAGAACTGCCGCAAGCTCAAGAAGCCTTTCGCACCGAGCGTTGGTGAGTTCATCGCCATGTGCACGCCCGGGCCTGAAGACTTCGGCATGCCTGCTGCTGCGGATGCATGGATGGAGGCGTTGATGGGCACCTACAGCCATGAAGGCGTCCGTGTCGCTGCCAACGAGACCGGGATCTTCGACCTGCGCGCCGCGAAGCAGGGCGACAAGGGCCTGCACGATCGTTTCGACCGCAACTACGAGATCGTCATCCGCCGCGCCGTGGCAGGCCTGCCGCTCGACGGGAAGATCCTCGCCGGCATCGGCCACGACAGCCAGAAGACTGAATTCGAACTGGCCAACGAACTGGCCGACCAACAAACCCAAGCACGAATCCTTCAGCAAGGCATCCCGGCCGACGGCAAGTCCGCCCGCGCGCTGCTGCTCTCGAAATTCGGCAAGAACAAGGACCAAGGGGCATCTCATGGCTGACATCTGCGACGACGCCGACGACGTAATTGAAAAGACCCGCCAGCACGCGCTGGCCAACATCCCGCGCTACACAGGCATCAGTGCCTTTGAGTGCGAGGAGTGCGGTGAAGACATTCCCGAGGATCGCCGCGAGGCAGTCAAAGGCGTGAAGCTTTGCGCGCCTTGTGGGTCGTTGGCTGAGTTGAAGGCCAAAGGAGTTCGGCGCGCATGAAAACCATCCATTACGTATCGCATAGCTGTGCCCTTCAGGAGTGTGATTGCTCGCCTCACTGCCATCAGTGGGGCGAAATCAAGCAAACCAGTGTTGAGGCAGATGTCAGCTGCAAGAACTGCCGGCGCGTTCTCGCTGCCGATCAGAAACGAAGAGCCAAGCGCATCTCGGCACAGATGGCGTCGCACAAAGCTTGGGCGGATGAAGCAAGGGGGTTCGAATGACTGACAAAATCAGCGTGAACAGCTCCAGCAAGCTCACCGAAGCCATCGGCATGCTGACCGCCATGTTCCGCGAGAAGAAGTTCGTGGTGGTTTCGCTGCGCCCGGGCAAGGACCGCACGTTGGATCAGAACGCCTTGTGGTTCGCCTTCTACAAGCGCATCGCCGAGATGACGCAGATCGGTGATGCCTCGGATGCGCGCAAGCACTGCAAGCTTCACTTCGGCGTGCAGATCCTGCTGAATGATGATCCGGAGTTCCAGGAGGCCTGGTACCGGGTGATGCGCCATCTGCCGTACGAAGAGAAGCTGGCGATGATGGGCGACTGCAAGCTGTTCGGCCCGGAAGGCTTCCCGGTGACCAGCCTGTTCAATCGAGCCCAGGGCATCGCCTATACCGACCGCATCGTGGCCGACTTCACAGAGAAGGGTGTGTTCTTCGGCGACCTGCTGAGCAAGGAGGCCGCATGAAGCGCACCCCACTGCAGCGAAAGACGCCGCTCACATCCGGCGGCCAACGTCGCAAGCGCTGCCCGTCCTGCCGAGTGATGTTCACGCCTTCCCGTGACGCACAGGCGGTGTGCGGAGAGATCGAGTGCGCCATCGCTCACGGGAAGTCAGAGCAAGGCAAGGAAAGCACCCGGAAGGCCTTAGCGGACATAGAGCGCCGTGACATCAAGGTCCGTAAAGAGGCCCTGAAAAGTCGCGCAGACCACCTCAGGGATGCACAGCGAGCCTTCAACACCTGGATTCGCCTACGCGATGCCGGACAGCCATGCATTTCCTGCGGCACGACCGCCGACGTCCAGTATTGCGCCGGCCACTACAGGACGACCGGATCATGCCCGGAGCTCCGCTTCGAGCCGCTGAATGTGCATCTCCAATGTAACAAGAACTGCAACCTGTCGAAGTCCGGAAACATCCACGGCTATCGCCCTCGGCTGCTGGAGAAGATCGGCGCCGAGAAACTGGCATGGCTCGAAGGCCCTCATGAGGCCAAGCGCTACACCATCGCAGATCTCAAAGTGATCACCGCCGACTATCGCGCCAAAACCCGCGAACTCAAGAGGGCAGCAGCATGAACCAGATTGCGCAAATGACTGGCGGAGCGAGTAGCCCCGCCAAAGGCTGGCTCAAGCCAATGTTCCCGATCACCGGAAAGGCCCACTACTTCACCAAGCGGAAGGGCGTTGCCGTTCTGACAAGCCATGGCCGTGCGACCTACTGGCTCTCACTTTGCGGGATTGATGCTGCCAGCACCGACAAGATGCCGATGTTCGAACCCGGCAACTGGGACCGCTGCAAGAAGTGCGCGAAGAAGGTGATGCCATGATGACCACCATTCCAAGCGAAATCCTGCTTCACCTGTGGTTGGCCTTCATGCTGATTCTCGGTGTTGGCTGCATTGAGGGTTGCCGCCGGCTGATGCGCCAGGAACGGACTGCTCGGGGGATTCGGCCATGAATTGGAAAGCGATCAGCAAGAACTGCATGTCCAGCGAAGAGGGTTACCTGCTGAGCAAGTACGCACTGCAGGAAGGCGCGGCCTACATCGCCCGGACACCGGCTGGGAAGATCCTGCACTCGGGCAAGGACCTGGCAAAGGCCAAAACGGCATGTACTGATCACCTGAGCAGCCAGAAGGTGGCTGCATGAGTCCAGAGCTTCAGTACCCGATCATTTTCATCTCCGCGTTCTTCCAGGTGTTCCTACTTGGCCTGAACAGCAAGCTGCTGCGTGACGACAAGATCGTCGCCGGCTTCTTCGTGAGCTGGATGATCACCTTGGCGCAATTCGCCTACATCTGGGCCGTCGCGCATTCGAATATCTCGACCGGTAACTTCTTGGTCGTGTCCGGGTTTGGCGGATCCATCGGTATTACCGCCGCGCAGTTTTTCTACCGCTGGTACGACTCGAAATTCCATCGCAAAGGGGCAGCCGTATGACCGAACTCAAGCCAACGAATCCAAAGGACCTGATCGGAAGCGGAAAGCTGCCGCTGCACCTGTGGCCCGTGACCGCTACCGCGCTGGGTAGCCTCGGTCTGCTCGATGGGATGCTGAAGTACGGTCGGTCAAACTTCCGTGCCGTTGGCGTGCGGGCCTCGATCTACTACGACGCAGCCAGCCGCCACCTGAACGCATGGTTCGAAGGGGAAGCGGTGGATCCGGACAGCGGGCTGCCTCACCTGGCTCATGCGCTTGCCTGTCTTGCGATCATCGTCGACGCAGAGGCCGCCGGAAAGCTCAACGACGACCGCATGCACCCAGGCGGCTACCGCGCACTGATCAATAGCCTCACACCTCACGTGGCGCGCCTGAAGGAAGTTCACGCAGACAAGAATCCGCAGCACTACACCATCGCTGGAGACGCGTAATGGCCGAACGTAAAGTCACGGACGAGCAGGTCATCGAAGTGCTCAAGGCGATGACCATGCCTGAGGCGGCAAGACATCTTGGAATGCATATCCGCAGCCTCCAGAAGCGCAAGGCACGAATGGTCCGCAAAGGGTGGAGCCCAGAGCACGACATGACCCACATCGTGCCGGACGGCTACCGCCTACGCGGCACGTCGAGCTTGTACAAGGAGGGCGTCAAGGCGCCTGTGCTGCAATGGGTGAAAACAAGCATCGACCACGAGCGGCAGCGCGAGCTCAACGAAGCATTCGCCAATGCTTTCATGGAAGACTTCAATCCTCTGCCTGAAATCAGAGGGCCTATTGAGGCTCTGGATACCGACATCATCCCGTGGTTCCAGATCGGCGATGCCCACATCGGAATGCTCGCGCACTCCCATGAGGTTGGGCATAACTTCGATCTGAAGATCGCCGAGCGCGAATTGATCATCGCCATGCACAAGCTGATCGACCGCGCGCCGAGCTGTGAGCGTTGCGTCATACAGGATCTGGGGGACATGTCGCACTACCAGGACTTCACGGCCAAGAGTGAATCCGGCCACGACTTCGACTTCGACAGCCGCTACCCGAAGATGATCGAGGTCTGCGCCCGCGTTATGCGCTCAATCGTCGACAAGGCGTTGAGCAAGTTTCAGTTCGTGGACGTAATCGTCAACCAGGGCAACCACTCCCGGTCGAACGATGTCTGGATGCGGATATTCCTGAACCATGTCTATCAGGAAAACCCTCGCCTTCACGTCCTCGACAACTCCAGTGTGTTCATCCCTTACCGTATGGGCAACACATTCGTCATGTGTCACCACAGCGACAAGTGCAAACCGGATCGCCTGATCGACGTGATGGCGACCGACTTCTCGGTTGACTGGGGCGAGGCGACCTACCGCTACATCGACATCGGTCACATCCACCACCGCATGCAGTCGAAGGAATCCGCCGGCGTCACGGTTGAATCGTGGAACCAGCTTGCACCAGGTGACAAGTACGCACACGACGGAGGCTGGCGTTCACGCGCATGCCTGAGTGCCGTGCTGCGCTCCAAGACCTATGGCGAGAAGGGCCGTATCACCATCAGTGCCGAAGAGGTGAAGGACATCATCTCGAACGCTGTGCCAGGTGCTGAAGCTTCGAAACGTCGCGCTGTGTATTCGGTTTAAGGGGGATTCAATATGACCTATCGCAATGTGGTATCCGCAGTGGTGCGTGCTCTGGCCGCCGAAACCATCAACTCGGCCGGGGGCTGCGACTTTGAACCGAAGGTGCAGTGCGCCAAGCAGAAGGGGGAGATCGTCGGGAAGGAGGCAGCATTCCTGACTGATTGCTGGGTGTTCGGCCGATTGCACAAGGGGTTGGAAGCCGCTCAGTGGCGTGCGCTGGTGGCGAAGTTCTCCACGCACACCGACCGCAAGCATGCAGCCATCGCTGAGCTGACGTGCGCCATCCGCTCACCAGCGCCTGAGCGCTTCCGTCACTGCGCCGTCGTTACCTGGGCATTGCCGAAGCTGCCCGGCGTGGAGGGGAAGCGATCGACGAATGTGCTGCCGGCCGGCTGGTACGAGATGGATAATTGGACCGATGAGCCGCATCCGATCAAGACCCAAGAGCGGTGGCGGAGGGACATCCGCAAGAGTTTGGAGTCAGCTGTAGACGAGGCTTTACAGGCCGCTCAAGAAATTCTAGATCATGAGGGGTTAATTGGCATGGAAGCTGCTTGACAATCACTGAGCCAGTGAGCCACTATGGCGTCATCCTGTCGTACTTGCGCATGTAGGTGATGACAGAAAGAAGCCCCGCCATTGAGCGGGGCTTTTTGTTTGCGCTACGTGAATCAGCGTACATGCCGCATTGGCGTACTCGCAGCAAAGGCAGCTTCATGCGTAATCTGAAGCCGCAGCCCAAAGCAGGCCAAAGCTTCTTCAAGGCTTTCAAGCTTTGAGGTGTGCTCAAAGTCGACCAGGCGCGCGGCCGCCGTCGGCGAGATCTTCAGCATGGCTGCCAAGTCGGCTTTCGTCTTGCCGGTGTGGATGAGTTGATTCCAGAGAATCGCCTTCGCCACTGTCACGCCAGACAGCCGGACGTAGTGATCCCCAGCACCTGATGCATGAGGGATCTCTCGTCGCTGATCCACATAGATCGAAAGCGCCAAGGTGATCCCATCGACTGCATTCTTCAGCAGCTCCTCGAGGGTATCACCGACGCTGTGTGCTTCCGGAATGTCCGGGCATGTCGACCAGAAGTGGTCATGCTCCTCATGGGCAATGATTTTGTATGAGTACATATGGTTCCTCTCGTTAGGGGAGCTGATGTTTTCGCATTCCGGGGTAGAGCCTCAGTCCTTGAGGCCCAGTTGTTTGATTATGTCCTTCCTGAGTCCTTCGCCTATCTCCTTGGCGCCGTGGCTTGGGAAGATCGTCTGTCGGTCCTTGTATCGAATCTTGAAGTGACTGCCGTTTGCTGACTTCGAGAATTCGACCCCTTGGGCCTCCAGCCATCGCCGGAATTCGTTGTATTTCATCAGCTCTCCTCTGTTGTGTTGATGGGTTCATTGTATCTACATAAATGTTCACTGTAAACACTTATGTTTAGTTTGATCGGTTTGTTTTTTCTTCCCCCACCACATGCAACTGAGAGGTCGAGCGCATGGAATTCATTCATCGCCTGCTCGACAAGACCGAATGGATCGTTGCTGGATTCCTCGGCGCCATTGTCGCGAGCTGGTGGCACAAGGACGATTTGACGGACTGGAAGGCGTGGGTGGTCTTCTTGATCACTGGTGTTGCATGCGCCCTGTACCTGACCGGGATTGTCAGCACCTACCTTGGCATCACGGACCCCAGCAATGTGGCCGGTGTCGGCTTTCTCTTGGGAGCCTTCGGCGGGTCGCTCATGACCGCCATTAACCGCGCCATCAAGGCCGCCGACCTCTGGGCGCTTATTCGCTCGAAGTTCGGAGGGGGTTAACCCATGAATCTTCAAACATTGAGCACCCTGTTCATCGGCGTTATCAGCTTATGGGCCATGTGGTGCATGTTGAGCGCGCGAGTCCATGACGGAATTGTCGGCAAGGTCATCTACGCCGCGATCATGGTGTCTGGCTTCGCGATCGTCACGCGGGCGGAGACGGTGTTCGTGACGCCATCCACAGCAGGCGTCACTTTCCATGGAGCTCTCGCATTGGCTGGACTTCGTCACTGGTTCGTCGCCAATCACTGGCCGCGCGTCAAAGGCTGGCTCTGCCGATACCTGCACTGCGAGCAATGCCTGAACAACCCCAACAAGGCGGACAAGACATGAACCTGATTCCCCAATGGCAACAGCTCTGGAAGATGTACAGCGTTCAGTTGGCCGGCCTGCTGGCTCTGCTCAATGCGGCCGCCTACTTCTGGCCAGGGCTCCAGGCGCTGGTGAGCCCTGAACTCTTCGCCGCCGTGAATGGCTTCCTTGCTGCCGCAATCGCTGTTGTACGTGCGATCCCGCAGGCGAACCTGACACCAGTCGCTGAGACGCCAACCGTTTAAACCAAAGGGCGCCTGGCTTCGTGCGGGCGCCACTCTCCACCCGCAATAGATTGCGCGAATAGGCCGAAAACGCTCGGAATATTGGCAATTGGTTGCAGATCATCCGGTGATGCCATGGCCAAGATCACATTGAAGGCCTACTACCCCTGGTGGTTCAGGCTCTACGTTGTGGCCGTGCACACCTTTGCCTATCTCGCCGGCCTTGAAGCTGATGAGGAAGTGCTCCACAAGCACGCCCGGGCAGCCAAGCGTTACCGCGAGATAGTCCCGACTGATGAGATGCAGCCATGAGCGAGCCATGTGGTGATCATGTGCACTATGTCGGTGATGGTCGCGGGCGCCGGCTCGTCATCCTCGACGGATCGGAATTGAGCCACGTCATCTGGTGCGACACCTTGGCCGGCGTTGCGGTGGTGGCTGATCAACCATTGCATTCTTCTGATGGCGAGACAGTCGATATCCATCCTGTATGGGGTGAGATCAAAGTGTTCCGAATGGGCGAGGGCCAGATCATATGACCACGATCGCCTACAAGGACGGCATCATCGCCTATGACGGCCGCATCACTCGTGGCAACCAGATCACCTATGACGACTTCGACAAGTGCCTGGAGCGCGACGGCGTCAGGTTCGTCTGTTCAGGCGGTACCGCAGACTTCGAAAAGCTCATCAGTGCCTACTTCGGTAATGAGGTTGCCGACTGCGGTGCGGTTGCGCTGATCATAGCCGATGGGGCTGTTTGGCATTCCGCCGTGGATGAGAACACAGGCTTCTGGAAGTCGGCCTTGATTCAAGATCAGCCTTACGCTCTCGGAAGCGGATCGGAACACGCGCTGACCGCTATGGACATGGGTGCAACAGCTTATCAGGCTGTCGAGATGGCCATGAAGCGAGACAATTGCACTGGCGGCAAGATCAGAACACTCACCGTGAAGGCGGAGTAGGTGTGCCGCAGGTGTGTACGGCACGGATGGATCAGTCTCGGTACTCTTCAACTTTCTGAGGCATAGCAGGGAACCACAGCCATTCGCCTTCTTGCATTGGGGTGTTGAAGTTACGCTTCACTTCGAACACTGCGTCGGTGCCTTGGCTTCCTGTCACCGAGATGACGTCAACCGATTGCCACCCTTTGAAGGCATCGACTTGCAGGCCTAGCCATCCAGCACGCTGCACGATACCGCCCGTATTATCTGCGCCTGTGTATAGAGAGCGCTCACCGGGGTTGAAGTGAAACGGTACTGCGGCAAGCCGTACTTGGTCTTCGGCCCCTGGGTTGACTTCAATGTCCGCTATTTCAAAATCCATGCGCGATCTCCGTACGTTAAGTTGGCCCTCACCAATACCGACAACCAGCCATCAATTCAAGTGCCAGGTGATTCGTGAACAGACCGATGCCGCCTGCCTCGATCCTGGGGCTGTCAGGACTATCCGACTTCGGTATCCGCCTCACTCCAGCGCCTGAAGTGTGGGAGTGGCTGAGCTCCGAGATATTGGCCGACACCGGAAGCATCCATAACGAAGACCATGCTCACCTTATCGATGCTGATGTCAGGTTCATGTGGGCGTCGTCACACTTCGAGAAGCAGGGAAGGACAGTGCTCGGCCAGACCGAACAGGTAGCGTTCCGCGCTGGTGGATGGCAGAAAGCCCGGATGGAGCAGCAGATGTTTGATTGGTTCGGCGATGTGCCGGCTTTCATCATCACTCTCGCTGCCGACTACTGTGACACCTGCAGCGATACCGACTTCTGCGCGCTGGTTGAGCACGAGCTCTACCACATCGCCCAGGCGACCGATAAGTATGGTCAGCCAGCCTTCACCGAGGAAGGCAGTCCCAAGCTGAAGATGCGCGGCCACGACGTGGAAGAGTTCGTCGGAGTGGTCCGCCGTTACGGTGCGAGCGCTGACGTTCAGGCTCTGGTAGATGCAGCAAACAGACCTGCTGAGGTAGGGACATTGAACATTTCGAGGGCCTGCGGAACCTGTCTGCTCAAGTCGGCCTGAATCCCATGACAGGTTTTGACGGATGACAACCATATGGCAGTACTACGAAGCGAGGTCAAAGCCTTCATCGTGCAGGCTCTTGCCTGCTTTGATACGCCATCTCAGGTGGTCGAATCGGTCAAGAAGGAATTCGGGATTGAGTTGAGCCGCCAGCAGTGCGAGTCCCATGACCCAACGAAGTACGCTGGGCAGGGGCTTGGCGCCAAGTGGGTCGAACTCTTCCATGCGGCTCGCAAGCGCTTTCGTGAAGAGACTGTTGATATCCCCATTGCCAACCGTGCGTATCGACTCCGGGCGCTGGGTCGCATGGCCGAGAAGGCCGAGAACATGAAGAACATGGCGTTGACTGCCCAGTTGCTGGAGCAGGCCGCCAAGGAAGTCGGTGACATTTACGTCAATCGCCACCGCAAAGACGAACCCGACGACGAGCCCGCCGTTCCGACGAGTATTGAAGTGCGCGTAGTGGACGCGAGGAAGCCAAATGCCGAGCCTTAATGTTCCGCAGGCTCAGTTCCTCACGCTGCCGCACAAGTTCCGCGCATTCGTTGCCGGGTTCGGCTCGGGAAAGACCTGGGTGGGCTGCTCGGCGTTGAGCAAGCATTTCATGGAGTGGCCGGGCGTCAACGCTGGCTACTTCGCTCCGACTTACCCGCAGATCCGCGACATCTTCTATCCGACAATGGATGAGGTGGCGTATGACTGGGGGCTGAAGACCAAGATCAACCAGGCGAACCATGAGGTTCACATCTACAGCGGCCGGCAGTATCGCGGCACAGTGATTTGCCGATCGATGGAGAAGCCGCAAACCATCGTCGGCTTCAAGGTCGGTCACGCGCTGGTCGATGAGTTGGACGTCCTGACGTCGATCAAGGCTCAGCAGGCTTGGCGCAAAATCATTGCCCGGATGCGCTACAACCTTCCCGGGCTGAAGAACGGCGTCGATGTAACCACTACCCCGGAAGGCTTCAAGTTCGTCTTCCAGCAGTTCGTGAAGCAACTGCGCGATAAGCCAGCGCTGAATGATATGTACGGGCTGGTGCAGGCCAGCACGTTCGACAATGAATTGAACCTGCCCGACGACTACATCCCATCGCTGATGGAGTCGTACCCGGATCAGTTGATCCTTGCCTATCTCAATGGCCAGTTCGTCAACCTGACCTCTGGATCGATCTATCACACCTATGATCGCAAGCTGAATCAGTGCTTCGACACTGTGCAGCCGGGTGAGCCGCTGTTCATTGGCATGGACTTCAACGTCGGCAAGATGGCCGCGATCACCCACGTCAAGCGCGACAACGGCATGCCCCGCGCGGTGGATGAGCTGGTTGAAGGGTACGACACGCCGGACATGATCAAACGGATCAAGGAACGCTACTGGCGCTATAACGGCAACGACTTCGAAAAGACCTGCGAAATCCGGATCTATCCGGACGCCTCAGGAGACTCGCGAAAGTCGGTCAACGCCAGCGTTACCGATATCGCCATGCTGAAGCAGGCCGGTTTCGCAGTGATCGCGCCGGCGGCGAACCCGCCGGTGAAGGATCGGATCAACGCCATGAACGCCATGTTCTGCAACGCGGCCGGCGAGCGGCGCTACCTGGTCAACCCGTTTACTTGCCCGACCTATGCGGACGGCCTGGAGCAACAGATCTGGGCGCCCAACGGCGAGCCGGACAAGAGCCAAGGCAATGACCACGCCAACGACGCAGGCGGGTACTTCATCCACAAAGAATTCCCGATCATCAAACGCATCGCGAAAAGCGAACCTCTGAGAATGTGAATATGAGTGATGACCCAAGCAAGACGCTGCCGGCAGTGGAAGCCATGCGTGAGGATTGGGCCATCGTCGATCCTCTGATGGTCGGCACCAAAGCGATGCGCAAGGAGGGTGAGGCGCTGCTCCCAAAGTGGCCACAAGAGGAGAGTAAGGCCTATCAAGATCGGCTGAAGCTTTCAACTCTGTTCCCTGCGTACAGCGAGACGGTAAAGAACAACACTGGTCGGGTATTCGCAGAGCCGATTGTGCTGGGTAAAGACGTTCCGGCCCCGATTCAGGAGCTCACCGAAGACTTCGACCGTCAGGGCAATAATCTGCAGGTCTGGGCGAAGTCGTACTTCAGTCAAGCTCTGTCACACGGCTTGTGTCATGCGCTTGCCGAATACCCGAACATCAAGCCTAAAGGCGACACTGGGCAGTTAGTAACGCTCGCTGATGCACAAGCGATCAAAGCTAGGCCTTACGCAATCATGATTCGGCCGCAGCAAGTCATCAGCTGGCGAGCAACCAACGAAGGTGGCGAGCACATCCTTACCCAGTTTCGCTACATCGAATCGGTTGAGGAAGACGATGGGCCATTTGGCGTCAAATGCATCGAGCAGATCCGAGTGCTGGTACCAGGTGGTTGGTCGACCTACCGCGAGCAGACTGATGCCAAAGGCGTGAAAACCTGGGTGATGCACGACGAAGGTAAAACTTCGCTCGGCCACATCCCGCTGAGTACGCTCTATACCGACCGCACTGGCTATATGACGGCTAAGCCGCCGCTGTTGGAGCTCGCGCACCTCAACGTCAAACATTGGCAGTCCCAAAGCGATCAGGACAACATCCTGCATATTGCTCGGGTGCCTATGCTCGCGGTGATAGGCCTCGAAGAGACGGATACCATCGTCGTTGGCGCTGGATCGGCCACCAGGTTGCCGCTCAACTGCGACATGAAGTGGGTCGAACACACTGGCAAGTCAATCGATGCCGGTAGGACCTCCTTGCAAGATCTTGAGGACCAAATGCGCGTCGCCGGAGCCAAATTGCTCCAGCGGGAAAAGCAAGCAGTCAAAACAGCAACGCAGGCTGAAGACGAAGCCGCTCAAGAATTGAGCCCTCTGCAAACCATGGCAGGCAATCTTGAGGACTCGCTTGATCAACTCCTGCAGTTCTTCGCAGAGCTGTCCGGCGTAAGTGAAGGTGGTCACGTTGAGGTCAACGGCAACTTCGATATCGACTTCGCACCTGAAACGACTTTGCCGCTGCTGCTCAACATGGCAACGGCTGGCAAGCTCTCCGACGAAACTCTATTCGCCGAAATGCAGCGCCGAAATGTCGTGTCTGGCGACAGGAAGTGGGAGGAGGAGAAATCCAAGATAGCAGCGCAGCCGAAGCCGGTAGCCGAAACTCCGGTCACACGATGATTCATACAGGCCTCGTCAATGACGGGGCTTTTTTATTGCCGCTAGGCGGCCAACGAACCCAAGGGGTTAGCAGATGTTCATTTTCGGCAGGTGGTATCCGCTGATGGCGGAAGAGGGTGGCAGTGAAGGTGGAACCGGTGGAGGTGGCGGCGGGTCAGGCCCGGAAATCACTCCAGAGCTTCAGGCAATCATCGATGCTCGAGTTGGTGAGGCCGTAACAGGCCTGAAGACCAAAAATTCCGAGCTGCTGGGTAAGTTCAAAGAGACGAGCGACAAGCTCAAAAGCTTTGATGGCATAGACCCTGAAGCAGTGCGCGGCATGATCGCGAAGTTCGCGAATGACGAAGAAGCACAGCTGATTGCGAAAGGAGACATCGAAACCGTCCTCAACAAGCGTGCCGAACGTATGAAGTCAGGCTTCGACAAGGAACTGACGACTGCCAAGGAAGAAGCCCAGCGTCATGCATCGCGTACCGAAAAGTTCGCTTCGCGCGTGCTCAAAGGTGAGGTGATCGGCGCCGCATCGGCCGCAGGCGTGCACAAGTACGCCATGGAAGACGCGATGCTGGCAGCAGCCCGAGACTTCGAACTGGACGATGAAGGCAACCCTATTGCTCGAGAGGGCAAATACGGGAAGGACGGCAAACCACTAACGCTTGCCGAATGGTTCAACGACATGAAGGACTCCCGTCCTCACTGGTTCCCTGCTACCGGAAACGGCGGCGGCGCGGGCCACGGTGGCGGTAGTGGCTCGAAAGTGATGACACAGGCTGACTTCGATGCTCTTCCCGCTAAGCAGCGGGCTGTAGCGATGGATAGCGGCGTCATCATCAAGGGCTGATTAACACAACCAAATCCCAGGCCCGCCATGTGCGGGTTTTTTATTGCCATAAGGAAACCGCCACATGGCCAACATCTTTACCGCTCTCCAGCCGGTTCTCTACAGTGCCGCCCAGGAAGTGTCCAACGAACCGTTCGGCGTTATCGCCGCAATCACCTCCGACTTCGATGACAAGGGTGTTGCCGTCGGCGACGCTGTCAAAGTCCCGGTTGCGCCGATCCGCGCCGTCAAATCCTTCACCCCGTCGATGGCTATGCCGACTGGCGATGATGCCACCGCCGATGGCGTGTCCGTCACTATCACCAATACCGACTATGTCGACTGGAACCTCACCGGCGAGCAGATCAAAAGCTTGGAAAATGCCGGCTCCGATAAGGAGTGGGTACGCCAGATGATTGCCCAAGGCATGCGTGCTCTGCGGAACAAGGCCGAAGTCGCTGCCTGTACCGCGATTAAAGTAGGTGCTACCAGAGCCGTCGGTACCGCGGGCACCAACCCATTCGCGACGGACATCAACATCATCCCTGATGTGCGCAAGGTACTTTTCGACAACGGCGCGCCGATGGCTGACCTGCAGCTCTGCATCGACTCAACCGCTGGCACCTCGGCACGCAAGCTCGGCATCATCCAGCAGGCCTACCAAGCAGGTAACGACCAAGAGCGTCGCTCCGGCGATCTTCTGCGTCAGTTCGGCTTCTCGATTCGCGAGTCCGCCGGCATCAGCGCGCATACCAAGGGTACTGGCACCGGATACGTCACTTCTGGATCGACCGGCATCGACGTTCCAAGCGTTGCGCTGGTAACCGGTTCCGGGACTGTGTTGGCTGGTGACGTCGTAACCTTCGCGGCTGACACGGTCAACAAGTACGTCGTGAACAACGGTGTTGCTGCTCCGGGCACCATCACTCTGGGCCGCCCTGGCGCTCAGATCGTGATCCCGACTGCCAACGCATTGACCGTAGGCAACAACTACGTGCCGAACCTCGCGTTCGAGCGCTCGGCTGTTGTGGGTGTGATGCGCGCGCCGATCATTCCGGCGAACCCGATCATTACCCAGACAATGATCAGCGACAAATTCGGCATGACTTATCTCCTGCTGCAAATCGCTGGTTACGGCATGACCACTTGGCAGCTGCACATCGCCTACGGCTTCAAAGTCGTTCAAGGCGAGCACGTCGCCGTCGTCATGGGCTAACTGTCTGTCACGGAGAGGGGCTTCGGCCCCTGTCTGCTCAAGAGGAAATGAATCATGGCTGGTTTGACCAAAGAGCAAAAAGCCGAAAGGGCTCAGCAGGAAGCCCTGTTCGCCAAAGCTGTTGAGCTGAGCGGCTTGAAGGCTGAAGAATTCAAGGCGCTGTCTGCTGAAGAGCAGGACGCCTTTACCGTAAAAGCAAAAGAATTTCTCCATGCACTGGAACTTGCCATTCAGGACAGTTCCGAGGACGAAGTGGATAACTCGCACCTGGTTAAGGTCACCAAGGATGGTGAAACGCTCGAAGTTCACCCGGCGTGCTTGGCGGATCACAAGCGTATCGGATGGAAAGAGCTGTAAACCATATCCCCTACAACATTGACTGGAGAGCTGAAAATGCTGACCGACTTGCAGCTCTCTGATGTGAGGCGCTTCGCTGGATATCCGATGCGTGGTGACGTACCGCTGAGCAGCGACAACGATTTGGCGTGGGGGCAGGTTGCTCCTATCACCTGGCAGGCGCTGAATCATCGACTTGCTACGCTGCGCCCAGAGGAAGAAACACGAGTCGTGACGTTTCTGACCACACTGGCAGGACTCGAAACAGACGTGCTCTCGTCCACCGAGAATCTTGATACCGACCAGGCCGCCGTCTGGGTGCACAACAAAAACGAAGTTGCTGACCGGATGAAGTTGTACCGGCTGTGGCGGCGCGAGCTTTGCGCATTCATCGGTGTTGAGCCAGGTCCTTCACTCGGTACAGGCGGAATCAGCCTGATAAGGGGCTGACATGGACGGTGCAAAGCTTCAGGCCAAGATCTACATCGGCTACGGCAAGGCCGCCAAGCGAATCGGTTTCGACTACCAGCAATTTCGCGCTACCAGCGCCAGTAACCCGCTGTCGTCAACCGCTTTGCAGACGCTGCCCGTGTCGTTCACCACGAACTTCAAGTACTCGGCGCCCAATAAATATGGGAAAGCTGACTGGCTGGGCCTGTTCGATGCCCGTGAGTTTGCCGTCGGAGACTTTCTCGTCGGCCGGCAGGGCACGTTCTTCATCGCCGCGATGCAGGACACGCTGCCAATCCTCTGTGTGCAGACCAATCGCACGGTGGACGTGCTGCGAGTCGGTCAAGATGCAGGCGTTGGCCTTGGCACTTGGGCCGGCGACAAGCCCACGACTGAAGCGGTGCTGATGGAGGGCTGGCCAGCCAGCATCTTGCAGGGCACGAAGGGCGAGACGAACGAGACGAAGCTGCCTCTGGACGTCAAAACCCCGTGGTGGGCGATCCTCATGCCGGTCTGGCCGGGTGTGGTGTTCCGCACCAGCGACATCATCCGCGACGACTTGGGCCGTAAATACATGATTTCGAGCGCTGAATTGACCGACATGGGCTGGCGCATCACCGCAATGCAAGCGCAGGTGTGACGATGGCCAGCCTTACCGACGTAATGAAGCAGGTGGCCTCACAGGTCGCCGCGATCATGTACCCGAATGGGACTGGTCAGCCAAGCGCCTCGGGCATTCCGGTGCGTATTTACCCTGGCTGGCCGGTGCCGGGCGAGCTTGAAACGGATCTGGCGGCAGGGAAGGCGCACATCAGCATCTTCCCGGCCGGCAAGGACCGGAAGACCACCCGATATCTGGGCGGTTCTTGGGTACCGCTCACCGTCCCGTCGCACACCGTTGTGATGACGGTTGTCGGCGCGGTGGTGACGCTCTCCGGCACGATCAGCAAGCAAAACCTGCTGATCAATCTGAATGGTGTCAGTTACGTCTACGCCATGCAGGTCACGGATACGCTCACGACCGCAGCTGCGGGGCTTGCTTCGCTGATTCCGGGTGCCAGTAGCGCTGGGCCGGTCATCACCCTGACAGGGGCTCATGCTGTGTTTGCGCGTGTCGGTGGTTTCGGCACAGCGATCAAGGAAACGAAGCGCCAGGAGCAGCCGGTGCAGATCACGATTTGGGCGCAGACGCCCGAAGCGCGTGATGCGGTGGCCAGTCCCATCGACTCGGTCCTTTCCGATAGCAACAACATCTCCTTCACCGATGGTTCCTTCGGGATCATCACATCCTCCGGATCACTGATGACCGACCAGTTGCAGAAGGCGGACCTGTACCGGATGGACCTGTTTTATCTGATCGATTACGCCACCACGCAGACCCAACAGCAAACCGAAGTCATCGCTCCGGTGCTGAACATCGTCAACGCCCAGTCCGGGCTTCCTGTAATCACTGTGAACCCTTGAGGCCCGACATGGACTCCGAAAAAAATCCGGCAAAGGCCAAAGCCTCGCCATACAAGCTGACCGTCAAGTTCGCCTTTGCTGACTATCAAGTCGGCCAGGAGATCACTGACCCCGATGAAGTCGCCGCCATCTTGGCGGGCGAGTGCGCGGGCAACGTCCTGAAAGTCGCCAACGCCTAACAGGCGAAACCCACTCACAAGAAACCGCCCATCGAGGCGGTTTTTTCATTAGGAGGACGCCATGCCCATTTACCCGGCAGGCAGCTTGAATACGGCGGCTCTTCAGGCCCCGGATCTCTACATCCAGATCGTTCCACCGAAAACCCGCTACATCAACGGCGTGGCGACCGACATTCTCGGCATTGTCGGCGTGGCTGATTGGGGTCCGGTCGGCGCCTCGACGCTTATCGGCTCGCCTGGCGATGCGTCGCAGAAGTTCGGCACGCAGGCTGTGCGCAAGTACGACCTGTGCACTGCGATTGCGGTGTCGATTCAGGGCGGCGCCTCGAACATTCGCGCAGTGCGAGTAACTGACGGCACCGATACTGCGGCGACCGGCCAGTTGAAGGATACCGCTGCCGCCACCGGCGCGACCCTGACGGCGTTCTACACCGGTACGCTCGGCAACTCGCTCAGCGCGACCCTGTCCGCAGGATCTGCCGCCGCAAGCTGGAAGCTGGTCATCACGCTGCCAGGTGTTGCGCCTGAAGTCTTCGACAACATCACCGGCTCCGCCGGCGCGTTGTGGGCGAACATCGTCAGCGCTGTGAACAACGGCCAATCCGGCATTCGCGGCCCGTCGCAGTTGGTGATTGCTTCCGTGGGTGCGAGCATTCTTGCTCCAGCGACCACGCAGACCATCGCGTTCACCACCGGTACTTCCGGCAACACGACCATCACCGATGCTGTGCTGATCGGCGTGGACGGCGTGACCGGCGCAACCCGCAAGGGCATGTACGCCTTGCGTGGCAGTGGCGCCCAAGTCGCGAACCTGGTCGACGTCACCGACGGCACGCAGTGGCCAACCATGCTGACCTACGGTCTGTCCGAAGGCTGCTACATGGTCACGCAGGGTGCGGCGGGTGCTTCCTACGTCACCGTCAGCACTGCACTGACCACTGCCGGCTGCGACAGCTACGCACTGAAGGTCATGGTTGGCGACTGGGTGTACTGGCAGGATCAGGTCAACGGCCAGCAGCGCATGATTGCTCCGGCAACCTTCGCGGCGGCCAAGATCGCCGCGTTGTCGCCGAACCAGAGCCCGCTGAACAAGCCGATCACCAACGCGGTGTCGACTCAGCGCAACCTGTCGCAACAGCCGTACAGCATCGCCGAAATTGGCGCGATCAACACCGCGCGCCTTGACGTCATCACCAACCCTTGCCCGGGCGGCAGCTACTTCGGACATCGCTCCGGCTTGAACGTGTCCAGCAACTCCGCGGTGAACGGCGACAACTACACCCGGATGACCAACTTCATCTCGCTGACCATCGCGGCATCATTCGGCGGTGTGATCGGGCAGTTGCAGACGCCAGATGTCCGCCGCACCACCAAGTCGACCATGGAAAGCTTCCTGCAGACCCTGGTCGACCAAGGGATGATCGGCGACGTCAACGGCGGCCCGGCGTTCTCGGTCCAGATCGACAAGGCGAACAACCCAGATTCGCGCGTCGCCCTGGGCTACATGCAAGCCGACGTGCAGGTCAAATACCTGTCCGTGATCCGCTACTTCCTTGTGAACCTCGAGGCCGGCCAGTCCGTCTCGATCGTTGCATCCGCCACCCCGCGCACCTAAGCGCTGAAACCACTTCCCAGCCCGGCCTAGCGCCGGGTTTTTCATTTGGAGAATGCCATGCCCGGTCAAGGCGGATACAACACGGGGAAGGATGTCTCGATCGACATCAACACCCCGACGGGGCCAATCCGGCTCAGCAAGCTGATGAACTTCGACTCCAAGCCGAAGGTGACGAACCAAGACATCACCCCGCTCAACGGCCTGACCGATGAGCTGATGATTCCCAAAGGTTGGACCGGCACGTTCGAAGCAGAGCGCGTCGACTCTACTCTCGATGATTGGTGGGCGCAGTTCGAAAGCGACTACTACAACGGCGTCAACCAGGCCCCCGCGACCATCACCGAAACGATTCAGGAAATCGGCGGCGGCAGCACTACCTGGCGCTACACCAACGTGATTCTGAAGCTTGAAGGCGCAGGTAAGAAGGAAGGCGACAAGACGATTCGTCAGTCGATGTCCTTCACCGCTCGCCGCCGCATCAAGGTTTGACCCTGTTCGCATGGCAGCCCGGCAGGGCGCGGGACTCGTCACCCCGCACGCCATGCACCTTTTGACGACTCGCTGACCAGAGGATGTACCCATGGCTAAAGTAACCGTTCACGAAGCAGCGGCGCCTGTTCATGTCGACCAGAAACCGCGCTTCGAAACAATCCAGGATTCGAAAGGCCGCACCATCCAGTTGCGCAAGCTCGGCCCGCTCGAGCAGGGCCGCGTGGTGATGGCTGTCGGCGGCGAGACTGCCGGCAACCAAACATACATGTCGGGTTTCGCGCTACCGGCCGCCATGGTCGTCTATATCGACGACACTCCATATGGCCTGCCGCAAACGCTGACGCAGATCGAGGGCGTCCTGAAAGAGCTGGGTGAAGAGGGTATGGAGGCCATCAACGGCCATTTCATCAATAAGTACGAAGCCGCCAAGGCTGAAGCTGACGCCAAAGCACTTCAGGAAGGCCTCGGCGCCGAGCAGGCCGCAGCAAAAAACTAGCAACGAACCCCGAGTTTCGCCGCGATTGCTGGCTGGTGAAAAACGGGGTTCCGTTCGATAGGTTGTTCGACTGCGGACCATTGACCGATTACGAGCGGTTCGCCTTTTCCATCCTGTTCTCTGAATTCGAGGGCTCGGGGATATGGAACTGGTCCAGCATGCAATTCGAGAAGGGGGACTGACCATGGAATTCAGCAGTTTGGGTAGCCTCGCGCTGCACCTGGTCAGTCAGGAAGTAACGTTGCTGGCCAGCCTCCACGAGGGGCTTGAGAAGTGTGCGGAGAAGGTCGAGACGACTGCCAAGGACGAAATCGGGCACTACCAATTAGGTATTGGTCCGTTTCCCGCCTGGGCTGATCTTGCCGACTCCACCGAGGAACAGAAAGCGAAGATGGGCTATCCATCCGACGCGCCATTGCTTGCCAGTGGGGCGATGCAGAACAGCATCACCCACACCACGCATGTGCTGGAGACGGTGATCGGCTCAACGGACGAGAAGATGGTCTATCACGAATTTGGAACGCCGAAGATGCCGGCGCGCCCGGTGATGGGACCGGCAGTGCTTCGCAACAAGGAGTACATCCGGCGGGTTTTGGGGCTGGCGACCGTTACCGGCCTGATTGGAGGCTCTGCAATTCATGCCTCGCTGGGCTACGACTCTACTCCGTGACCCACATTGAGCCTTTGTCGGTCTTGACCTGCGTATACAGGCCATCTCGCTTCAACACGCGGAACTTGCCTGTCAGCGGCTTGCACATGAAGGTCGAAAGATTGACCAGTGACTCACGCATCTCAGCCCGTTGAGCAACGTAGTGCGGGTTGTCTGACACGATGTTCTGCATCAGCACCTGCCGGGACTGCTGAGTACCCTGGTCTTCGCAACCGTATTCTCCATCGAGCTTCAAATCGTCAGCCACTACCGAGCTTGAAGGCGCGGCGGCTTTTTCATGCAATCACCGAACGAAGAGCGCATACAGCGTGAACAGGATCGCGCACAGAGCTCCGCCGGCAAAGACGAGACCCAAGCTGCAAAGTGTGAATAGCAGCAGGCCATTCTGCACGCCAAGAGCTGCGGGTTTTTTCGTGCCTACTTCCTCGATCCGGTTGCCTCGCCATTCGTACGTTCGATACCCATTTGCCATGTGATTCACCCACAGAATAGGAATGTTGATTATGGCATTTGAGGCGTACTCGGTTGCCGTCAAGCTTTCGCTCATCAACCACGTCAGCGCCGGCATGCTGATGATCAGCAAGAGCCTGGCCACCACGGGCCAGGATGTCGACAAGCTCAATGCTAAGCTGGCGTCTATCGGCAAGCAAGGCGCTATTGGGGGCCTCATGGTCGCCGGAGGCCTTGGCATCGCTGCGATGTTCAAGACGCCGCTCGACGAAGCCAAGAAGTTTCAGAACGAGGTAGAGCGCTTCCGCTCCCTCGGGCTCGGCGACAAGGTCACCGATGACGCTGTGAAATTCGCCAGCGGCATGAACACTTACGGCACCAGCATTCGCGAGAACCTCGGCCTGTTGCGTGATGCACAAACCGTTTTCGGCGATTTCCACGAAGCGCAGATGGTCGTACCGCTTCTGTCCAAAATGAAATTTGCCAACGCCGCGCTCTATGGCGACGAAGGCGGCGCGATGAAAGATCGCGCATTCATGGACATGCTTAAAGTCATCGAAATGCGCGGCGGCCTGAAGAGCGAAGAGGCGTTCAATAAGCAAGCGAACATGATCCAGCAGGTGCAAACAGCAACCGGTGGACGCGTTGGTGCGAATGAATACCTGAACTTCATCAAGACCGGCGGCGTGGCTGCCAAGGGTATGGCTGACGACAAGTTCTACTACAACATGGAACCGCTGATCCAGGAGATGGGCGGCTTCCGAGTGGGTACGGGCCTCATGTCCGGGTATCAGAACCTCGTCCAGGGTCGAACCACGGCCCGCGCCGCGAACGAGCTCATGCGCATCGGCATGCTTGATCCCAAGAAGGTCGACTACGACAAGGTCGGCAATATCAAGCAGATCAAGCCGGGCGCCGTGTCGGGCAGCGATCTGATGGTCGCAGATCCATTCAAATGGATGCAGACCGTAATGCTGCCGGCGTTCGCCAGTAAAGGAATAACCTCACAACAGGCAATCCTTAACGAAATTGGCGCGATTTTCACAAATCGAACGGCGTCCAACCTCTATTCGACGATGTTCCTCCAGCAGGCCAACATCGAGAAAAACATGAAACTGAACGCCGGTGCCGCCGGTATCAACGAGTTGGAGAAGAACGCCAAGAACACGCTCTCCGGTAAGCAGCTGGAGTTCGGCGCGAAGTGGCGTGACTTGATGTTGAATCTGGGCGCTGTTGTGCTCCCGCTGGCCATCAAGGCCCTCGATAAGCTGAACCCGGCACTGAAAGACCTCGCTCTATGGATGAATGACAACCAGGGCAAAGTGAAAGGGTTTGTCTACGCGCTCATGGGACTGTCGGCGTTCCTCATCACCGGTGGTTTGATCAACATGCTCATCGCCGCCGGGCGCGGGTTCTTCCTGCTCGGTCAAGCGATGATGTTGTTCAGCTCTAAAGCCCTCGCACCGCTGGTTCCATGGCTCGCAAGGATGGGGACGTACATCGTCATGTTTTTCGTGAGCCTTGGTCGTGCGCTGCTGATGAATCCGATCGGACTGATCATCACTGGTATCGCCGCCGCTGCCTTCCTGCTCTGGAACAACTGGAAGGAGATCAGTGGTGCGCTGAAGCTCATGTGGAATGACATGAAAACCGGCTTCATCAAGCTGTTCAATGGCGATATTGGTGGCGCGTTCAAGTCGTTCGCTCTGGTCTTCCTGACTGGCTGGCAGACGATCTTCAACACATTGATCGCGGGTGCGAACCTGATCTTGCCGTCCTCAATGCAGATATCAAAGGCGACCTTCGCAGATGATTATCGCGGCAAGTCGTCACAACCGCAGGCATCTGCCGCGCCAGCCCCTTGGGCACTTTTGCCAAGCCTTGCGCCGAAGGATGTGCAGCCGATGGTGGCGCCTGTTCCGCCAAAACAGTCACTCACGGTGCAGCTGACACAGCCAATCCACCTGGACGGCAAGAAGATTGCTGAGTCGGTAACGACCCACCAGGCCAAAGATGCTTCCAAGCCACGGACAGGAACGCAGGGCTTCGACCCTACCCGCAGCATGCTGATGCCAGGAACCCCGAGCACAGCCTACCCAAGGTGATCAACGATGAGCTTTACGAGCTTCCTGGACAACTTCGCTCCGGGCGGGGACCCCTTTGCCACTCGTTTGATCGTCGGCGATGTTGAATTTACCGGCCTCGAAGTACCAGAGGCGGTGACGATCGGCGCCAAGCAACAAATGGTGGTGCACAAGTTGGTCGGCGGGAAACGGATCGTCGATGTGCTTGGCGTGGATTACAAAAACATTTCGTGGTCCGGCTGGATGACCGGCGCGACAGCAGGGGATCGAGTCAACGAGCTCGAAACACTGCGCGACGCCGGCCAGCCTCTGACGTTCAACATGGACGGGTACTACTTCAACGTCCTGATCCAAGACTTCGACGCCCGTTTCGAGCACGTCTATCGCCGGTACTACAGCATCGAGCTTGTGGTCGTCTCCAGGCTGGATGCTCCCGTCACTGAAAACGCCTTGGCGGGCACGCTGGACGCCTTGATCAACAGCGATGTGGGTGAATCGCTCGGCCTGGCGAGCATCATCAACTCCGATGCGGTGACCACCAGCATCAATACGGTCAAGGACGCCGTGTCGCAGGTGCAGGGCTTCGCGAACGCCACTATCGAGACGGTTCAGACGGTCATTCGCCCGCTTGTTGCAGCTCAGGCCGTCGTGCAGTCGGTGATCTCGCAAGTCGGAGCCTCAATCAATGACATCACCACGCTGGGCGGGCTGATTCCCGGCAACCCGGTGTCGACCGCGGCAAACAATGTCTTGCGCCAAGGTGCCGCGCTTACCCAGCTCGCGCCGCTGTACCAGATGCAGAGCGTGCTGGATCGCATGCAGAAGAACGTGCTGGCTGGGCCTCTCGCTAACGGCACATCCAGCGTCACTACAAGCAACTCCACACTGCAGAAAGTCGCCGCCGATAGCTACGGCGATCAGTCGCGCTGGACCGAGATTGCCGCAGCCAACAGTATCGTCGACCCACAACTCGACGGCATCCAGACGATAAAAATCCCAGTAGGCGAATAAATGGACCTGAACAAAGCCGAGACAGAGCAAATCGTCCGGCAGGTAGTCGGCCGCCTGCTGTTGAATGGGGTCGAAGTGCCGTTCGTGTCGTGCGAAATCGACAGCAACGCCTTCTACTCGGCAGACACGTTTTCCGTGCTGTTCGCCAGGACGAATTTGCCCCCGCCATACAACACGGTGTCTTGGTGGTCGACACAAACCACGATCGAAATTTCCATTTCAATTGGCCTTCTCGACCAGAACATCGAAGACTGGCGCGAGCTGGTCGTCGGTGCGGTGGATCGCCTCAGCTTCCGAATGAGCCAGTTCGAAGTGAACGTTGAGGGCCGGGACTACACCAGCAAATTCATCGACACGAAGACGAACGAAAAATTCGCCAACATGACCACCAGCGAGGTGGCCACGTTGCTCGCCAATCGCCGCGGGCTCACTCCGGTAGTGACGGCGACCAAGACTCAGGTCGGCGGGATTACGAAATGGGACCACGCGCACTGCACCGATGAGCGCACGGAGTGGGACTTGCTGGCGTACTTCGCTGGCCTGGACGGCTTTCAAGTCTACGTGACCGGCAACGAGCTGCACTACGAGCCGGCTCTCGACCCTGAAACCACTGATCAGTACCTGATCCGCTGGGTAGAGCCGGGGGCGCTTGCTTATCCGCAGTGCAATACGTCGGATGACCTCACGTTCGAGCGTGATCTAACGCTGGCGCGCGGGGTGACGGTGCAGGTGCTGTCCTACAAGGACGGTAAAACCTACAAGGCCACCTATCCGACCAACTCTGCGAAGGGCATTTCACCGGGGCAGGCGACAGCGAAGCGCCAGGTCTACGAGATCAAGCGTAACGGCCTCGACCAGTACGCCGCGCAACAGCTCGCGCAGAAGATCCACAAGCAAATCACCGACCACGAAATGCGCATGTACGGCTCGCTGCCGGGTGATAACTCGCTGATGCCGAACACGATCGTGCGCGTCGAGGGCACCGGCTCAGGGTTCGACCAACTCTATTACGTCGACTCGGTCCGGCGGTCACTGAGCTTTGAATCTGGCTACACCATGAGCCTGTCGGCCAAAAACCATAACCCCAACTCGATGGTGCAACCATGATCGCGAACCTTGCCAATGCCATGCGGCAGCAGCAGACAGACGATCTAACCGGGCCCCGCACCGGGACGATCACCAGTTACGACGCAGCCAACGGGGTGGTGAAGGTAGCGCTTCAGCCTGAAGGTCGGGAAACGAACTGGTTACCGCTCGACTGCCCCGGCGTTGGTAATGGTTGGGGCTTTCAGATCGGCCCGCAAATCGGCGATGAGGTCACAGTCAGTTTCGATTCGTCCGATCCCAACCTGGGCAAGGTCACAGCGAGGCACACCAACAGCCAGAATCAGCCGCTGCCGGTGCCGTCCGGTGAAATTTGGGCCGTTCACGAGTCGGGAGCGCTGCTCAAGTTCTTCAACGACGGCACGGTGACGCTGCATTCAGGCGTCGCCATCAATTACGACGCCCCGCAACACCATTTCACCGGCGGACCGGTCTCGATGGACCACAAGCTGACCGTGACCGATGAGGATGGCATCGAGGTTGTCGGTGGCGACGTCAAGGCCGACACGATCAGCCTGAAACTCCACAAAACCAGCCAGGTACAGCCTGGTACCGGAACCTCTGGAGTGCCTGTGCCATGAAGGACCTGAACCACTATCCCGGAGACGACCTTTCACTGTCCCCGACCGGAAGCTTGTCGCCGGTCGAGGGCATGGAGAGAGGCAAGCAAAGGATTCTGCGCAGATTGATCACAAACCCAGGCGATTACCTGTTCCATCCAAATTACGGCGCCGGGCTCGGCCGATATGTCGGCGCTCTGATGAACATCCCGGAAATCATCTCGCTCATTCGCGGGCAGATCCTCCTTGAGGATTGTGTCGCCAAGAAGCCGGCTCCAGTGATTTCTGTCACGCCGGGCAACGACTCCATCTCCGTCAATATCAGCTACACCGATTCGCCATTGGGCGAGCCGGTGACGCTCTCGTTTGAGGTAAATCGCTGATATGGCATCGCTCAATATCAAGGACTTCACTACCCTTGTCCGGGACCAGGTGACTGCCATACAGGGCAGGGCGGCCGGGCTTGTCGACTTCACCATTGGCTCGCTGTTGCGGGCCATCACCGAAAGCAATGCAAGTGTCCTGCAGTGGTTACAGCAGCTGATCGTGACACTGCTTGCGACCACTCGAGCCTCCACGTCATCCGGCGCAGATCTGGATAGTTGGATGGCGGATTTCGGGTTCTTCCGCCTTTCGGCCAGCTTCGCGACCGGCAGTGTCACCTATTCGCGGTTCACCCCGACAAACTCAGCGCTGATCCCGATCGGCGCCTTGGTGGGCTCCACCGACGGGTCACAGCAGTATTCTGTGACGATCGATACCACTAACGGGATGTATAACGCCACGCTCGGCGGTTATCTGATCCCGGCCGGCATCGCGACCGCGACAGTTCCTGTCATTGCCACCACAGCGGGCGCCGCTGGCAACGCTTTGATTGGCACGGTCACGGTAATCGTCGGCAGCATCAGCGGGGTGGATACGGTCACGAACTCTGCGGTCTTCACCAATGGGGTCGATCCGGAAGGGGACTCTGCGTTTCGCGCCCGGTTTGTCCTGTGGGTGCAATCGCTTTCGAAGGCGACAAAGGCTGCCATCGGGTTCGCTCTATCGTCCATGCAGCAAGGCGTTTCCTACACGCTCACCGAGAATCAGGACTACAGCGGCAACTTGCTGTATGGCTACTTTTACGCAGTCGTTGACGACGGTAGCGGCGCGCCGTCCGGTGCGTTTCTGGTGTCGGCTGGCGCGGCTATCGAATCTGTCCGTGGGTTCACCACGCGTTACGGTGTGTTTCCACCAGTACTGGTCACGGCCAACGTCGGCATGACCATTGCCACGGACCCAACAGTCACGCACAGCGTGGTGGTCGCGCAGGTGACCACCGCCATCCAGACCTACATCTCCAAGCTCGGCCTGGGGCAGATCCTGCCTTTCACACAGCTCGCCGCCATTGCCTATGGCGTCAGCCCAGCCATCACGAATGTCTCCGGTGTGCTGCTCAATGGCGGAACGGCTGATCTCGGGGCTACCAATAAACAGGTCATCCGACCCGGCACAGTTACGGTGGCTTAAATGAGTACTGGCGATCAAACGGACATGTTCGGCCGGCTGAAGAGCCTCTTGCCTCTGGGCTGGTTCGGCGACGACAACCCGGTCCGAGATGCGCTTTTGTGGGGGTACGCCCAAGCATTGTCCTGGGGCTTCACCCTCTACCTTTACGCCAAGGATCAAACGCGGATCAAGACCGCTACGGATAGCTGGTTGGATCTGATCGGGCTGGATTTCTTCGGCAACAATCTACTCAGGCTGTCGGGCCAGCTTGACGCCAGCTATCGGAACCGAATCCTGATCAACATTTTCAGGGAGAGGGCCACGCGGCATGGCATGGATCAAGTTCTCTTCGATCTGACCGGGCGTCACCCGCTGATTATTGAGCCGGCCAAACCGGACGACTGCGGCTGTCTTGGGCGCACGCTCGGGCTTGGTGTTGCCGGCCCGCTCGGCTCCACGAGTTGTCCGTACCAAGCATTCGTCACGGCCTACAGGCCAAGTGGTAACGGGGCAGCAAATTGGCCTGGCATCGCCACCAACTGGTTTGGCCTCTCACAGACAAGTGCCTTGCTGCCGGTCTCTCAGCTTTTTTCAGACGTGTCTGACGACGATATCGTTGCCGCTATTGAAGCCACGAAGATGTACGGCTCCACGGTCTGGTACCGGATCACCAACTGATTTTCACTCATTCAACTCTATGCCCGCCAAGTGCGGGCTTTTTATTGGGGATTCCATGGACAGACAGATCGTTTACCCGGGCCAAATCCTGCCGGAAACCAGCCTGCTCCAGATGGCCAAAGATGCAATGATCGGCCTTGCCAAGTTGTCGGCCACCGTTACTGGCACGAGCACCATGGCCAGCGGGTTCGCCGTAACGCCGACAGGTCCGGCATCGCTGCAGGTGGTATGTGCTCCTGGCGAAATCTATAGCCTGACCAGCATCGACGCTTTGGCCTTCTCGTCGCTTCCTGCCGACACGACTCATTCGATCATGAAGCAGGGAATCCTGCTTGATGGCGTGACGTTGAGCTGCCCCGCGCCAGGTACTTCAGGCCAATCCATCAACTATCTGGTTCAGGTGACCTATCAGGACTCGGACTCTACCCCTGTTCTGCTGCCTTATTACAACAGCGCGAACCCTGCGCTTCCGTACAGCGGTATGGGCAACAACGGATTGACGCAAAATACTGCTCGCAAAGGGATTGCGGTGGTGTCGGTGAAGGCAGGCGCATCGGCGGTGACTGGGAGCCAGGTAACTCCGGCACCTGATGTCGGCTATGTGGGCTTGTACGTTGTCACCGTGGCGTTCGGTCAGACCACCATCACCAGCGGAAGCATTGCTCAATACAGTGGCGCGCCACTGCTCCCGAGCGGATTCATCCAAGCTCTGCAAAGTGGCTCGCCAGTCAGCGCGAATGACATTGGCACCGCCAACGTTTATGCGGCCAACTTCACCCCAGCCATTACAGTCCTCACCGACAAGATGATGCTGCGCCTGAAGGCCGCCAATGCCAACACCGCAGCCAGCACCTTCACTCCAGCACCGGGTGTCATTGCCGCTGCGCCAATCGTCGGCGGCGCGCACGCCGCGCTGCAGGGTGGTGAGATTGTCCAGAACGGCGAAGTCTGGCTGCAATACAACACGTCCGTTGGTGCCGGTTCCTGGATCATCATCGCCAGCTCCGGCGGAGCGATGCAGGTTGCTCCGGCGACGAAAAGCGCCCATGCGATGCAGCTTTCGCAAATGGCAGCGATTACCGGCGGAATGAAGAACGCCAGGATGTCCATTCCTACGCCAGCGGGTGGTCCTACCTTTACCGCTGATGAGATCGTGGTAAGCACTGCTCTCGGGGGCTTGAGTTACAGGCTTTCCAACTTCAGCAAGCTCATCAACGGCGGCGCCACCGGTGCTGGTGGGATGGATGTCGGCACTGCACCTGCGAGTGGCTATGTTGCGATCTACGCGATCTACAACCCAAACGCACCGCTTTCAGGGTCCAACCCGGCTCTGCTTGGCGTAAACGCAACAGCCGCGGCTCAACCGGAGGTGTACGGCGGGGCAAACATGCCTGCAGGCTACACAGCCTCAGCTCTGGTCAGCGTGTGGCCAACGACTCCAGGAACTGCATTTGCGGCGGGCTATCAGGCTGACCGTACCATCAGCTTTGGTGGGAAAAGTGTTCTGTCAGGCGGCACGGCCGTTACGGCGACCGCCACTTCAATCGCAAGTGCTGTTCCGCGAAATGCCAAAACGTGTGCGGGCTACGCAATCAACAACGCAGCCAACGGCGTTATCCAAATCGGTGCCGACGCCAACTATTCCGGCGGTGGACTCGTGGGTGTTGGCAACGTATCGCCTGCCACAGCCCCGATCTGGGGATGGTTTGCAACACCGATTATCACGCCACAAACGATCTACTACGCGGCAACACAAGCCGCATCTCAAAACGGCGTTATCTGGCTTTCGTCGTATACGTTTTGACTGGGGGTGAGGAATGAGCGTCATACACGTGCAATTTGCAGACGATACGGAAGCGGTTGTGATGACAGTTTTCGGATGCGTCCAAGGCCCGGAGATTCCAAATCAAGGAGAAATCGAAGAGGAAGACCCGAGATACCTATCGTTCCTGGAGTCGCGGCTGCCGAGCGCCAAAGACAGTGCAGAAAGTTTGCTCCTGGAAAAGCTGCGCAATGCCGAGTTGAACATCGCGCCGCTTCGATACGCCGACGAGCTCGGTGAGTCAAACGATGACGACCAGGTGCAACTGCTGGCTTGGAAAAAATATGCCGTTGCCTTGATTCGCGTCCGCACCCAGGCAGGATTTCCACAAATAATCGAATGGCCCGTTGCACCGGCGTAATTGTGGCGAACTCACACGCGCTATGGATAAGCAGCCCCTCCTGGCTTACCATCGGCGACTTTATTTGAAATTAGTCGTCTGGTGGTGAGCGTGCTCATGGATAACCGCGTTTCCCGCGCAAGGAGAAAATTCTTGCAAATATTAGGATTGGGAGTTGGCGCAATAAGTGTGGATGCTGTGGCACGCGGCAACACCAGTCATGGCAACGCAGTACCTTCAAATCGAGTCAATATCATTGAAGAAGGTGGTATTGACGACGATGCTTCGGATAATACATCCGTCTTCATGAAGATATTTCGGAACAATCCGAATGGCTGCGTCATCGAAATGCCACGGTCTTCGCACGGTGTTTATTTCATCTCTGGCAATAACCATTTTACCGATATCGGGAAATTCGTTTTAGATCCTGGTGTTGGTGTTTCGGTCAGATTCGATGCTTGGGAATGTTTTCTTGCAGGCGATGGAGCCAGAACAACAGCTCCTCTTTCCATAAGATATGACTCGCTTAGATATACGTTCACTCTTGGGCCTGAGGCGTATAAGAGCAACGTAGAAAAGTCCTTTTTCATGAGTCCGCTGCTTGGCGAGGCTGAGATTCCTGAGTCGCTCGATGCGTCTCGTTTTTTCAACCAGACAGTCAATCTCACGAATGGTGACCTAAGTTTTTCTACACCCGTTCTCGCGTCAAAAGACCTCGTCATGTTCTCCAGCGTTCCGGCGACTGGGTTTAATTTGACGACTACGCCGGTTCGACCTGGGCATGAGATTCATGGCTGCTTTGACACAGCCACGTTCTGCGGCCTGGTTGCGGCAGCGGTTGTCACGGATGAGGGCTGGTGTATCGCCTATCAGCACACCGCGGGCGGCCCGATAGGCATAGCGACAAAGAGTGGCTCTCAACCAGTCAGCTTCTCAAAGCCGATCATCTACCCCATGCAGGAAAGGAAGGAATACTTCGCCAAGAACGCCACCGTAGGCGTCAGGGTGCATTCCGCCAAGATGTTTTCCGTGGTTTTCAACGGGCTGGAAGTGGCGCGGGTGAAAAATGCGGGTGGAAACATCACCTATGCTGGGTGGGCCGTAGGCAATCAAACCGCGGCTGGCGCGACCTCGTTGGTCGCTCCGTATCGTGTGATCGGCAAGAAGTCCATGGGTTCGAGCCCGCTGAAAATTGTTGTATGCGGGGATTCAACCACTACTGACACTGTTGCAGGTGCCTGGCCTGGTCACATGCGGAGATTCCTCACGGGGATGTCCGGCGTCCAGATCATGGAGCTCAAAAACCTCGCAGTGGCTGGTGATATTTCGTCCCAGCAAAAGGATCTGCTGCTTGCGACGGACATAGAAGGTTATAACTACTGCCTGATTCAGCTGGGCATCAATGACATTCAGATTTCGAACTACATCACTGCGTATGTCGCTGAGATTGAAGCGATGGTCAGCTATTGCCAGAGCAAGGGCGTGACACCAATCGTTGGTCTTCCGACGTATTGGTATGGAAGGGCTGACGCTTTGCCGTACGGAAATATGGGACAGGATGCTCTTCAATCCGAGAAGGGCGCACCATTCCGAAATTATCTAATGCGTCGTCTGGCGGATCTGGGGGTACAGGGAACGACACTTGCCATCCAGGATCAAGGCGCTGTGATGGCCGACTTCCTGGCTCGCTCGAGTAATGATCCGATCGTAGTCGACAACATCCATCCTGGTGCCTACGCGAGAATGGTGACGGGATTTGCGTGGGCGAAAGCCTTGGCCGGCGCCATATCACCGAAGGTGTCGAAAGACACACCGCCAAAGACGGTGAACGCGAACTGGCTTTACAAGGGGTTTGGCTCAGCAGCGAAGCCGGTCTACTCGATTCAGGGAGATCACTTCTCGCTTTCCGACTGTTTGTCATACAGCGGGCTAAGGCTGGTCGATGGATCAAACATAATGGCGGTGCCGGCGGCATTCGCCACCAGATGGCAAAAGCTCATACCGGTCACCTGGCAGAAAGCAACAGGCGAGATCGGCGGGGTAGTGCACATCCTTGCGGGTGTAGATGGATCCTTTAAAATTTTCGACTCGCCCTATGAGGGCAGCTATTACATCAATCTGAGTGCAATTTCCTATCAAATTGCAGAATAAGAAAAGCCCGGCATGAGCCGGGCTTTTTGTTTATTGCCTCAGGGTATCAAGATGCCCGGAGCATTGATCTTCGCCCACTCCACAAATACCTCTGCGAGCTTACCGCTCGCGAACTCAGAGAAGTGACTGTACTCGTCTCGGAAAAGCGGCATATTGTCGATGACCAATTTGCAGCTCTTATCGTCGCAATACAGTTGGTTCGGATCAAAGAACTTCGCATCTGGATGGCGCTTGGTAACGCTATCAACCAATGGCTGGAAACTCTGGTGAATTTCATCAAGTTTCGCGCGATCTAGTTCGCAGGCAATGAGAGGTGCCTTCAGTGGGCGCGGGAAGCAACCTTTGATTTCAAACTGCGCCCTGACGTGGGGATAGAACACGATCACTTTTACGCCGCGTCGCTCCAGCTGGTCTATGTATTCATTGAGCACTTCAATGTTTTCCGCGTCCACATTCGGCCGCAGACCACTGAAAATCACGTATTTCACCGTACCAGATTCATCAATAACCTTGTCGGCTAGATCCCTCTGGTGCTTCACCCGATTTCCTGCGCAAGGATTTTTGTCTACCGGGATACTTTCCTCTGGCAGCACCGGCTGAGATGGATCGCAAGATCCCATCGAGACGATGTTGTTTTTGCTGGTGGCCGGATTGGAGGCAATCCCAGCGTACAAGTGATTCGCGAAGCTGGTGCCCAAAATCAAGAGCGTCGGTTTCTGATCGTTGTTTGCCATGCAGAACCACCAGAGGTAGTCAGACGACTCCTTCAGTGGGTATTTGTTGAGGCAGATATCATTTTTCATGTACTTCCACAGCGGCCCGACAAACTGCGAGTTCACTCGCTCAGCGTCCTTGATCAGGGCGCGATTCGGCAGGCCGGCATGGCTGTAGGTGAGGTATCCAGCAATGCCGGTCACCACCATAAAGCCGATCAGCACAGCGGTTTTTTTGGTCCCGCGGCCACCGGTGCGAAGTGGACGCTCAACGAAGCGGTAGGTGATCAAGGAAAGCACAATGGCCAGCAACACTGCGAGACAGCGGACCGTGACAGATGGCACTGCGCTTTCAATAATTCGCGCGAACGTCAGCAACGGCCAGTGCCAAAGGTATAGCGGGAAGCTGATGAGGCCGAACCATACGAAAACGCGGTTCGACAGAATGACTCGGTTGAACCATGCGCTCGGTCCAGCAGCGATAATCAGTGCCGCGCCAGCGGTCGGCAGAATCGCCCACCAGCCGGGGAATTTGTCGGCTTTGGTGATGACCGCAAAGGCTACTGCCAGGCAGGCTACACCGATGATTGACTGTATGTTTCTCAGAACCAGGCTGCTTTCAGCCCTCCAATTCGGAAATATCTTGTCCTTGTTCATGGTCATATAGGCTAGGAACGACCCGACCAGCAGCTCCCAAAACCGAGTTTGCGGTGAGTAGAACGTCCCGACAGAGTCTGATTGAATGAATGCAATATTCAGTGCAAATGAGATCGCTGCCGTGATAACGACGAGCAATAGAGCGTTCAGTCTGACTTTCCATGCTGCCCACAGGAGCAGAGGCCAAATAAGGTAGAACTGCTCTTCAATCCCAAGGGACCACAAGTGCAACAGAAGCTTCGTCTCCGCAGTGTTGTCGAAGTATCCAGCCTCTCCCAACAATACGAAATTTGAGAGAAACACCGATCCGCCTGCGATATGTTTCCCCAACTGCATATATTCATCTGCAAGTAGGGTGAACCAACCGAATACCCAACTTGCGGCCAAAACCAACAGTAGCGCGGGAAAGATTCGATTGACTCGACGGCTGTAAAACTCGCCGAAGCTAAAGCTGTTCTTCTCAAGACTACCGAAAATGATGCTTGAGATTAAGTATCCAGAGATAACGAAGAAAACATCAACGCCAACGAACCCACCATGAATAATGGAGGGAAAGGCGTGAAAGGCGACCACTGAAAGCACGGCAAGTGCGCGAAGGCCGTCAATATCCGGTCGATATTTCGGGTGGCTCAGGTGTTTATCAATCGCTGGCATCGCCGCGGCAGATGTGGAAGTCATTGTTGTGTGAGGCTCCATGTGACAAAAGCCCATGCTGGGCGCCGCGTATCCTACCAGTACATCCGACCATTACCGCCATTGAGCGGTTTTTTTTCGCTTGGAGTTGAGCATGCCCATCACTGCGCAGCAACTGCTGCTGATCCTTCCGAGCGCCGGCAAGCAAGCCGGCGTTTTTGCGTCTGCGCTGAACCTGGCCATGGATCGGTACCAGATCAACACCCACCTGCGGATGGCTGCCTTCATCGCCCAGGTGGGGCATGAATCAGGCCAATTCCGCTACGTGAAGGAACTCGGCGGAGACCAGTACCTGAGCAAATACGACACAGGTGCGCTGGCTCAACGGCTGGGCAATACGCCAGAGGCTGATGGCGACGGGCAGAAGTACCGCGGGCGCGGCCTCATCCAGATCACCGGACACGACAACTATTTGGCCTGCAGCAAGGCGCTGTTCGGAGATGACCGATTGCTGCGCACGCCTGAGCTACTGGAGCAGGCCGAGTGGGCTTGCAAGTCGGCGGCCTGGTTCTGGAATTCTCGCAACCTGAACGCGCTGGCTGATGCCAAGGATTTCAACGGCGTCACCCGGCGCATCAATGGCGGGCTGAATGGATTGGCCGAGCGACTGGCTTTCTACGCCGCCGCACTGAAGGTGCTGGCATGAACGCGATCCTGCTCCGGTTTCTTCCTTATATAGCTGCGCTCGCATTGGTGGCCGGCGCGCTGTTCGGCGCCTATCACCATGGAGTGACTGTCACGGATGCCAAATGGCAGGGTGAGTGGAATGCTCGCGACACCCGAGACGCTGCTGCGAAGGCCAACAACGAAGCCGCCGAGCGCACCAGAGAGCAAGCCCGTCAACAATCCATCAACAAGGCAATCCAGAATGGCCAACAGATCATTGATCAAGTCACTGCTGATGCTGCCACTGCTCGCGCTTCTGCTGACAGCCTGCGCGGGGCAGCCGACAAACTTGCCGCTCGACTCGCAGCCAGTGAAGCCAGCGGCAATTCCTGCACTGCCGCCGCAAGCAAGGCAGCTGCCCACGCCGCAGTTTTGCTTGCCGACGTGCTCAAGCGGGCTGACCAAAGAGCGGGCGAACTGGCTGATGCTGCTGACCAAGCCCGCGCTCGGGGAGTGACCTGCGAGCAGGCGTATGATGGATTGATCCGATCGTCAGCGATTAATTGAAGATTCATCCATTCAGCCTGATACTGTTTATTTATCCAGTATTGGGCGAGCAATGTTTTTCATTATTACCCGCATGAGAGAAAAGGGAATTGCCAGAGATTGGAAGGCGATCAGGCAGACGGTGGGCATTCGGGGTGACATCAACATCCGCAACCAGATGTGCGAGTTGCTGAATAGGACGAGCGACATTGCCGAGATCCGTCCGCAGGGGATGCCACTTGACGCAGTGCCGCTTCCGCCGTTGCTTGACGCGCGGCTATCGGGAATGGCGACCAACGCTTTCACGCTGAGCGGCTTGGAGGAAATCGACGGCTGCCTGTATGCGCAGTCCTGGTGGTGCAGGGAGGTTTGATTGTGTTTTGGTCGGCAGAACGCCGGTAGATGGGGCCGAAATGGCTCAGTGACTTTTCGAGTGACTTTGTAAAACGTGGTTGCGCACTGTTGGGCATCGTTGCAGCGAGCTCCAAGCGCGAAGCCTTGTATTTGGCGGGTTCCAGCGATCTAAGCTTGCATGGGGTGCTAGGGGTCGAGTGTTCGAATCACTCCGTCCCGACCATATAATTCAAGGGGTCGCGAGATTTTATCTCGCGACCCTTTTTTGTTTTAGACGTTTTTACCCCTACAAACGACTGGCTCTGGGTGGAATCTTCAGCGGATACCGAAGCCGGAATCGGTCTCTGCGCTTTGGCCCTCAGTTTGATAAGCGAGTTGCCGACGGTTACTAAAGATGAGTTTGCTATCGCTTACTTTCCACAAATATATGCATAGCGAGGCAACACAAGTTCCAACGTCGACATCATCGGTGTACTGACTAAGCTTGAGCTCAAACTTCAGACTACCGGTGGTCCAGCTGTATTGGTGACCCTTAATCAGACCGCGATAGTCCGACTCGCTCGACAAGTACCAGCACTTATCGGTTTCGGCGTAAGCCACCCATTTTTGGAGCGTGACTGTCAGGCCTTCCGGTCCGATCGTATCGACGTATCGACGTATCGACGTATCGACGTATCGGAGATGGTCAGGGCCTGGATTTTTGTTTTCCATGGGCAATACCTGTCCTTTGCCTCCATAGCGGCTGGCTTTTGAAGGAGAGGGATAAAGCTGACCAGTGGTCAGACTGTATGAATTATCTGAGGTGACCGTACTCGACCGTTCGAGGAGCGGCTGTTTCTCAATGGCGGTGAGTTCCGCCCAGGAGAAAGGCAATGGCTTCTATTGACGACTTCAGATTTGAGTCGCACCAGCTTCTATTAGAGCTTGACGCTGCCACCATGGGAATGATGACGCTGGTTTCATCTAGGTGTGTTTCAGGTCCCGAGTGGGATGCTGCAAACAAGAGGCAGCACGAAGCCTATAAATGCTGGGATGCCTTTATGAATGCCCCGCTCATCGCCGGCACCAACAATCTCCCGCCTGCTATCTGA